ATATTGATATTGATATTGATACATCCAATATTATTGAGGTTGCTACTGATTTAATTGAATCATTAAAATTAAAACAAAACATTCAATCATCTGAAACAGTATCAAATAAAATAGATATTGATACATCCAATATTATTGAGGTTGCTACAGAATTGATTGAATCATTAAAACAAAACATTCAATCATCTGAAACAGTATCAAATAAAATAGATATTGATACATCCAATATTATTGAGGTTGCTACAGAATTGATTGAATCATTGACTACAACCCCTACAAAAACTGTATTATCAAGTACGACAGATAATATTATTCAAATTGCTACAGAATTGATTGAATCATTGACTACAACCCCTACAAAAACTGTATTATCAAGTACGACAGATAATATTATTCAAATTGCTACAGAATTGATTGAATCATTGACTAAAAAACCTACAAAAAGTATGTTTTCGTTAGAAAAAGTAAAAAACATGATTGGTAAAATCGATATTCATCCAATTTCATCTGATACAAATAAAGATAAAACAAAGATAGAAATAAAAGATACATTAGGACTTGTAAATAAAACTATAAAAATTGATGATAATGAGAAAATTACTCTTGAATCGCCGATTGCAACTATGTCTAGATCTTCATCATCATCATCATTATCATCATCTTCATCATCATCTTCAGGACCTCGTCCTGGTCCTCGTACTGGTCCTCGTACTGGTCCTCGTACTGGTCCTCGTACTGGTCCTCGTACTGGTCCTCGTACTGGTCCTCGTCCTCGTCCTGGACCAGGACAAGGACGAGGACAAGGACGAGGACGAGATCCAAATAATTTCAGTTTCGATAACATTTATTAATCAGATCAAGAAATTAAAATAATAAAAAAATAAACATAAAATATATATTGTATATTGTATATAATATATGTATTTTGCATACATTGCTTTATTCATATCAATAATCATTCAAATATATAATTCAATGTCTCGTCGTGTTGTTGGTATTTTACCCAGACTTACTTTTTCCCAAATAGTTAATAAAATAGAAAATACAGCGAATCAAATAATTATTAATAACCATGAAAAAACACAATGTACTAATTGGAATGATAAACAAAAACTATTTTATTTGGAAAAAAATGAATTTATTAAAGATAAAAAAATGATATCGATTTCTCCTGCTGGTTTCAAAGGGTTTTATTTATTAGGCATTATTACATACATTAAAGAACATTACGATTTATCCGAATTCATTTTTTCTGGGGCATCCGCTGGAGCGTGGATTTCAATATTATTATCATACAAAGGAGATACTACAAATTTGTTTTCAAAAATTGTGGGAGAAAATACAGTTTTTCCAAAAGGTTTAACTATCCGCGAATTTGAACATAAAATAAAAACCAATATATTAACTAATTTTAATGAAAGTGATTTTGAATTAAAACGCGTATTTATTGGCGTAACTACAGTTAATAATCTTAAATTACAAACAAGTATTTATTCTAATTTTAATGATTTAGAAGATGCGTTAGATTGTTGTATTGCCAGTTCGCATATACCATTCATTACTGGTGGGCCTATAAATAAGTACCATGATATTATATCTTTTGATGGTGGATTTAGTAAATACCCGTATTTGGATATAGTTAAATCTTCTTTGCATATTACACCAAGTATATGGAGACCGGATGTACCTACAAAATATATTAAAAAAATAAGCGATTATACTACTCTTTTATCCAAAAATAAATACAATTTTATGGAATTATTCGAAATGGGATACAATGATACAAAGAATAACTCAAATATATTAGATACTCTATTCTATAATTCCCCGAATTCTCCGAATATGGATTTTATTTATGAAAAATGAGAAAATTGAAAAAAATATATAGATAAATAATTTTATGTAATGTAAGAAAAATTATATAAAATTATTCAGAATGGCTCTTTATATTCATGAAGGGAACCAACGGATTTTATGGTACACAATTAAAACTGTGCCTATGTTTATTCGTAATATTGCAGACGAAGAGAAGACTCTATGGTTCAAAAAAATAATTGGCCATATGTATGATAAAAATAAACATCGTAAATTAACAAATATTCAACTACAAGAATTAAACAAAGATACAATCAGTTATATGATTAGAGAACTGCAAAAAATTCAACACAATCGACCACAAATCGAATCTTATAGTAATAGTAGTTTTACAAGTAGTTTACAATCATCCAATTTAAATTCATTTTCCAAACCAAATCCTTTTTTAGAACCATCTGCATCTCATCGTATGGAAAACAAATCAGAATCATATTCTAAACAATTTTTAGAAAGACAGAAAGAATATGAGAATATGAATCGTAAAATAGAACCACCTCGTCCAGTATTTCAAGAACAATTCGAAGATGGAGTAATTGAAAACATGGAAGAATTAGTTAATCACCATTTAAAACAACGTGAATTAGATATTGAAAACATTAAGCAAGTTAATTATGATGTTCCTCAAAAAAAATCGATTAAAATAATTGATGATAAAATATTTATCCCTACAAAACCTATCGATCTACCAATTGAAGAATTACCCGATAATTTGCAGCCAAAAAAAACAGTTAGATGGAATATGGAAAATTCGAATAATTCTCATTTTGGAACGCAAGAAATAAATGAATTAAAAACTATTATAAATACTCTTACTGGAACAATTCGTAATATGCAACGAGAAATAAATGATCTTAGACGAAAAGTGAACGAACGTAGTATACCAACTGCAGTTAAAAATGACATCATATCAAATGTAAGTTATGATCAAAACATAAAATACGATATAATTGCTGAACCAAAAAATGTTTCACAACAAAACAATATAGAAGTTATTAGTCAAAACATGTAAGTAAAATGACTATTCCAAAAATAATACACCAACTATGGATAGGCCCAAGACCAATGCCTTCAAAATTTATGGATACATGGCGAGATAAACACCCTGATTACGAATACATCAGATGGACTGAGGCTGAGATTTCCAGACGCGGAATTCAATTTGAATGTCAAAACGAAATAGACCGCATGTCTGAAATAAACGGTAAGGCTGATATTATACGTTGGGAAATATTATATCATTATGGTGGTATTTTTTTAGACGCAGATTCTATTTGCATAGAACCATTTGACGAATCTTTTTTATCGAAAACGGCATTTGCAGGATTTGAAAATGAAAATGTTCGAAAGGGATTAGTCGCTACAGGAACAATGGGATTTATACCAAAACATCCATTATGTAGAGCTGCAATTGATTGGATTCGTTCAAATGATACTTGCCCTGAAACATGTGGACATCGTGCTTGGTTTACTGTAGGACCAGGATTACTTACACGATTACTTGAAACTGGTAAATATTCGTCATTTATGGTATATCCAAGTTATTCTTTTTTACCTATACATTTCACTGGAGATAGGTACAATGGGCATAAAAAAGTATATGCATACCAAGAGTGGGGTTCTACAAAACAAAATTATGAAATTATGAATGCTATTGAATTACCGAATGATTTTAAAGACCCTTCTGAATGGGTATCTATATTAGTATCAAGTTATAATACTAAGCATATGTATATTCATGAATGTTTAGAATCTATTAAAAATCAAGTAGGGCATTTTGGTATAGAACTGGTATGGCTCAATGACGGTTCTGATGATTTATCTACACGATTACTCGAACTCGAACTGGATAAATTCAGACAAACTACGCGATGGACAAAAGTAGTATATGAAAAAATGCCAATGAATAAGGGAATAAGTTATTGTTTAAAACACGGAATTGAAATGTGTTCGAATGAGATTATTGTTAAAATGGATTCAGATGATATTATGCATCCAGATAGAATTAGTAAACAATTGCAATTTATGAAAACACACCCAGATTGTGTATTATGTGGTTCAAATGTTCAAATGTTTTCCGAAAACCCACAAACAAATGTAAAACAGTTTCTTCAAACTACAAACCATCCTCCGGTTATTACATGGGACCAATATAAAAATATTAAATCGCATTGGTTTATGAATCATCCATCACTTTGTTATAAAAAATCGGCGATTTTGTCTGTAGGTAATTATAATACAGATATGAATTCTATGTCTGAAGATTTTGAACTGGAATTACGCGTATTAAAACGATATGGTGTAGTATACAATATCGGAGAACCTCTTGTATACTATCGTATACATCCCGACCAGGCTACATACAATGGTAGATCCAGTACAAGTGAATGCAATAATAAACGATTAGAAGTAATTGAACGCATCGTCAACTCATAAACGCTTACAAAAATATTATATTATACCTGTTGTAAAATATAATATAGGCATCTACATACACAATCATTCTTTTTTTGTAGTAGTAGTACTAGTAGTATTAACAATGTTAACTTGTGGATTATCTCTCTTCGTAAGTATATATTCGCCACATGGTCCACAATGGTCTTCATTTGATAAGTCGATTTTTTTATTCATCTTTTTTTTACAGTAGTCAATATTCCATCTTCCCAATATTCTTGGTGGTTCATTTTTTATAAAGTGTTTTATCGTTTTTATTATGAATCTCATAGTTCCTTTACTGTAATAACATAATACCTCTATTTATTTTTATGTTATTTTATTACATCATTATAATTATATTCATTCTATTTGGGTCTTGTCTAAAACCGTTTCTTTGGATATGTTTTTTATAATCTTGGGATAGAATGATTCACGATTGTATCCAGCCATTGTATTTTTTGTCATAATTAAGCACTTTTCAGAGAACTCGGAATTAATATCTTGGTATTCAGGGTTTGATTCTTTCCATTCATTTAATACGCCGATCCCTTTATAACTTACATTTTGTATAGCTTTATTTAATTTTTCTTCTGAATCTTCTTTCGTCCACTTGTTATCATATTTAACATACAATGTTTCGCGCTTCGTATCGGTGCAATGTATAGGTCGTTCATACACACTTAATTGTTTCATATTATCCAATATTATCTTTGAAATTCCATCTACAAATCCTAATTCTGCATTGTTCTCTAAGTCCATATGAGATACTTCAATATTTTCTATAAATTCGGGCAAGTTAATAGCATCCTTGCATTTTTCGTTCAAAAAGAAATTGATATTGAATCTATGGTTATTAACATTTCCATGTATTATATTACTGGTGTTGTTATTTGATACCGAACTTATATTATTTTTATTGGATTCAATGATCTTTGTATTTTGTTCTACCATAACTTTAATCAATTCTTGGGTTTGTCCTACAAAAAAATTGCGTAGTTCTTTGTTCTCCACTAACATTTTATTTATTACATCCAAATATACTAATGTATCTGGTTTCGCAGTTTCTTCGTTATTCGCATGTTCTTTATTTACATTATCTTTGCTATGATCGATTTCTTTTATTATATGAGATTTACTTAAAAAATGTTTATTTAATATCGCCTTTTTGTTGAAGGAAATATTACAAATTTCACAATCAAATGTGTTCGGTTTTTTAAGTTCTCCAATATTCATTTGATGTTTATTTGTTCCAAAATGACGTTTCAAATCTTTTTTACTACTATATTTGATATTACAGACATTACAATACAATTCTTCACAATTCAATTTAGAATTTGTAATATGCCGTTTAGTTAATAAATGTCTATCATAATTATCTTTTCTTACAAATTCTACATTACATAGAGAACATTGATATTGATTACCTCTTTTTTGGGGGTCATTTTCGGCATAATTTACTCCAGTATTATTACCCGATTCGGTTATTTTTTTGGGGTACTTTTCGGAGGTACTTTTTTTATTTTCATCGATTGTACAATTATTTTCGCAGCATTTATCATAACATAATTTTTGTTCAAAAAATATCGCCTCATTTTTTCTCCTAAATATTTCACCCATTTACAATAATGTCCGATTTTTTTTTGGCCAAAAATTGAGGGAACCCATTTTTTGACCATTTTTCCAAAAAAATATTATGGTAAGGGCCGATTGTAATTTGTATGGGATAACACCATATATGATAATACTTGTAAAATACCCGGCTTTTCGAAAAATTGGAAAAAAAGTCCTTGGAAAAGTATTTTCATAAAATAAAAAAAGGACATTTTTAAAATGTCCATTTTCAAAAAAATTCTATTAATAATAGAACCTACTTTTTTACCTATGGAGAACTTGATTATAAAAACACCCGGTTTTTGATGTTTTTTCAACTATTTACTATGTAATTCTCAGAAAGTTGGAAAGTACCTGTTTATTTTTTTCTTCGTACTCCATGGTTTTCAAACTTGCATTGTATTGTTTTTTCATTATCATCTTATCGTGTTCTTTTTGTTGTATTTCCATCATTTTTTCTGCCTGTGTTTTTTCCAATGGCGTAAGATTCTGATTGCCACGTTCTCTCATAAAGTGGTCTACTGAACTATACTGTGGAACTTTTTGGAAATCTTTTTCGCTTACTGCTAATACGGTTTGGTCTTTATGGACTTTCCTCAAATCATCGTATTTCAATTTACTAAATGGATCGCATACTACATATGAATTATCATCTTCGTCATCGTATATATTGGTTCCACTTCCACTATTTAATGATTGCACACCTTTATATTGTACCATACCCATACTGCGCTGTTTAATGGTATCAAATACTTGTCCCATGTTTTGGGTAGATACCTTTTCATTTATGTCAAATATAGGGTCTTCTTTCTTAAACCATTCATTTCGTTTAGGATCGGGTGCAGTTTTCATATTTTGTTCGAACATTTCATTAAATTTATTTTGAAATTCGGATTTTTTCATATTATTTATTACTTCATTCACCTGTTTGGACTTTTGCTGAGATGTATTCATCGGTGAATATTTAACCTCTTCTGTAGGAACTGCGCGAGTTTGACGTGTCTTTTCTTCATAAAAATGGAATATTACTTCGAATGCGCGTTTATAGAAAATGAAGTAATCCGATGAAAGACGCGATTTATCTGGATGTAGCATTAATACCTTTTTTTTCGCACGTTTAACCCCTTCCATATCGAGGTCATATGTTAAATCAAACAGTCCTAATAATTCTTCCAAAGAATACATATTTATATTTAAATTGTGTTGACTTTGTTTTTGATTTCCCAACATTATATATATTATATGGTAAATGTATTTTATTTAATTTAACGTGAAAATAGAATAAAATAGATGTATAATATAATATAATAATTGATATGAGTTATCAATATGATACTGCTTTTTTAAATTTTAAATGTATTGCATGTGATAGCAACGGGATAAATATATTAGCATGTGTAAGTAATGGCGGGTTATATAGTTCAAATGATTATGGAAACATATGGACATTGAATGAAAATGAAAATGTTCAAATACAAAATTGGCAGGCTGTAGTAAGCGATTTTACTGGTCAATATTTAACTGCTTGTGTATATGGTGGTGGTATTTATAGTTCAACAGATTATGGGTTTTCATGGGTGTATAACTCAGACGTCGAAACCCAATTGAAATATTGGCAATGTATGGCATGTACCGAGTTAGGGGATATTATAATTGCATGTGAAGAAAACGGTAGTATTTTCATATCAAGTGATTATGGTGAAACATGGGTGAATAGTTATTCTACAACAAAAAGATGGAGATCTGTATCATGTAATTCGGACGCTAGTATAATAGTAGCATGTGAATATGATGGATATATTTATAAATCAACTGATTATGGTGAAACATGGTCTATATCATATAATTTAATAAATACTTGGATATGTATTGGCATACAACCTCACGGTCAAACTATATACGCTTGTGCTTACAATGGCGGCATTTATAGAATGGTAAGTAATAATGATAACTGGGTATTAGTTTATAACACAAGTAAAAAATGGAAATCGATAAAAGTATGTGATAATGGTATCGTTTATGTAGTGATTGATGATATGAATACATCAAACCCTGCAAATGGTATTTACATATCAACAGATAGCGGTACAAGTTGGGCATTAAATGCATCATCTATAAGTGGAACAAAAAACTGGGAATTTATTACAGCGACTGCTGATGGAAAAAGAATAATGGCAATAACTAATAATAATTATAGTAATACAGATAACGGTATATATATTTCAGGTAATTATGCGAATGATTGGAGTAAATATACTGATTATTTTAAAACATTTAGTTTAAATTTTACTAGTATAGTAAGTAATTCATCCGGTGATAGATTTGCGGCATGTGTATATGGTGGCGGGTTGTATATTTCATCTGATGCTGGATCTACATGGAATATTGTACCAGATATTAACACTTTAAATAGAAATTGGTCATGTATAGCTACTACTTCAAGCGGAAATAGATTAGTCGCTGTAATTAATGATGCTTCAAATAATAACGGAACAAATGGAATATATACGTCTTCCGATTACGGTGATACATGGACATTAAACCCTAATTCAACTACACAAAATAAAATGTGGAGTTCTGTAGCAAGTAATTCGACAGGAAGTCGATTAGTAGCCGTTATAAATGATGCTTCAAATAATAACGGAACAAATGGTATATATACGTCTTCTGATTATGGTTCTACTTGGATAGTAAATCCAAACACATCTACAACAGGAAAAAAGTGGAGTGCTGTAGCAAGTAATTCGAACGGGGATAGATTAGTAGCGGTAATTAATGATAATATTGATAATGGAACAAATGGTATATACATATCTTTTGATTATGGTGCAACGTGGACATTAAACTCAGATGGTTCTACAAAAGGTAAAAGATGGAGTTCTGTAGCAAGTAATTCGAATGGGGATAGATTAGTTGCTATAATTAATGATAGTATTGATAATGGAACAAATGGTATATATACATCTTCGGATTATGGTGCTACGTGGACATTAAATTCAAATGTTTCTACAAAAGGAAAACAATGGAGTGCTGTAGCAAGTAATTCAACTGGAGATAGATTAACAGCTGTAATTAATAATACTACTAATGATGGAACAAATGGTATATACACATCTACTGACTATGGTGCTAACTGGACATTAAATAATTTCAACCCATCAGGTACTCAGGGAAAAAAATGGAAAAGTGTAGCATGTAGTGCGAGTGGTAATAGACAAATCGTTATGGGAGAATATTACTATACATTTCTGTCAACTAATTTTGGTGAAATATGGTTTTCATTGATTAATTCAGGTACCAATCCTAATCCGTATATACCTATAACTTGGTATTCAGTATCATTTTTAGATGCAAGTAATAATAGCGTATTTAATGGTTATTTTAGTGTAAATAATTATAATGATTTGATACAAAATTTTTACGATTATAATGATATTGGAAATAATATTCTACTAGGACAAGGAAGTGTATTTTATAAATTTGCAGTAAAAAATTTTTCATATGATGGGTTTTATATTAGTTATTTTTCTTATTTAAATATTTATTATAATACCGGTGAAAGTAATTGGTATATTAATAGCAATGATATAGATATACAATATCCAATCGGTCAAACAGTTTCTGTAACGAGCCCAGGAATGGTGAATGTAAATGATTATACCGCAATTTTTACAGAAATTCCAAACCCACCGTCATATGATATAAGTACTTGGTATTATGTATCATTTATGGATATAAATGATAAAACAGTTTTCGATGGTTATTTTAATATAAATAATATAAATAATACACATACTATATTATCATTTTATAATACAATTGGTATTAATGTTTTTATAGATAACGGATTTAATAATCAAGATAATTTATTTTATAAAATACCTGTAATGAATTTTTCACATGGAGGAACAAATATAGTTTCATATGAAGGTATTAATATACCAGGAATAACCAATGCAACTTATTATTCTATTTATTACGATAGCAATAGTGTACCTATAAGTAATCAAGTAAGAATTTCAGGATTAAATAGTGTTGGTAATATATTAGCAACTAGTGATGTATTAACTGTAATATTTACTATAGTATCAGGACCACCTCCATTTATAGGTTTATCTGTTGCGCCTCCGATTGGAGCTTCTGCGAACCAAAAAAAGTGGATAGGTGATATTCATGACGAATCATTATTTATTAGAAAACAGCGTGAAAATGCGATTTTGAATAGCAAATTTGCAACAAATCCAAATGTATCTGATATTAAAAAATTAAAAGAAAATATTATGAATGCGACTATAGAAACCGCTATTAATAATACACGAGCAGGAGGTGCGGCGAATGTACCCAAAATACAATCACAATCAAAAGTGCCAAAAAATATATTTAGATAATCTAATATCTGAAAACACCAAATTGTGCAGGATAGTGTTTGGCACTTATTTGTGGAACACTAGCAGCACCACCTCCACGTACCCTACGTAATGCATCTCTTGCAGTATTTGTATCTACAATGTCTTTGAAAGAAGTCGGTGCATTATTCACATTTTCCATTACTGCACCACTTGCGTTAACTCTACGATTTTTTGCTACTTGTGAAGCATCGCGATTTCCACCAATCCATTTCTTTTGATAAAATGTTTTTGGTCCATCAATTATAACTTGGTTATTACTTAGTCCTAAAGTTTCGCGTTGCATAACAGTTTTACCTTCTTGTTTTATAGCGAAATTATTAGGTCGGATATATGCTTTTTGAAAAAGTCTTCGATTCATTTCAAATGTAGCATTATTATCACTGGTTAAATCTTTCATCGGCATTCCCATTTTAACATTTGATATACCATTATTAATTTCAGTTTTTGTATATGCTTGCATTTGTAGTATATATAGATAAAAATAAATTATATAAACAATTGAATTATTATATTATTATAATAATTCAAACAAAGTATGGCTACAGAAATTAACTTCACAGATAGTATCGAATCGTTTAAAATTGACATTTTACAAAATAATCCAGGATTAGTTATTTTAAAGTTTTCAGCGGAATGGTGTGGTCCTTGTAAACAAATCGCAAGTCATGTTAAAGAATGTGTTGATACCTTGCCAGATACAGTAAGTTTCTATGAAATCGATATTGATAAATACATTAAAGTATATGGTCATTTTTTAAACAAGAAAATGGTAAGAGGAATTCCAGCGATGTTATGTTGGGAAAAACGTAATAGAACACTAATACCAGATGATTCTGTAAATAGTTCATCTATTTCTGAAGTGAATCAGTTTTTTGAAAGATGCGTTGAATTATTAGACTAAACTTTTTCTATTTTACTTTCTTACTCTACGTTTTGTTTTCGATTTTTTATCTTTCTTGGTTTTTGATTTCTTGGATTTTGTTTTTCTCTTGTGTTTTCCGCCCATAAACGGATTTTTATTTTGGTTTTCAATAGGTTTTTCGTTAGAAATATCGGATGAAAATGGCGATAACATACTATTATTTGATTGTGGTTTATAGTCATCTTCATCTGCGGGTTTGTCATATTCCGGTTTGTCGTAGTCAGGTTTTTCGTAGTCAGGTTTTTCTATTGTATCGTTCTCTTGACTACTATCTGTTTTTTCTTCACTTGAATTATCTTGAAAAGTTATGTATGCTAATACTAAGGTAGTTAATCCAATTAAACCATATGTAATTATAGGAACCCCATTAATTGATGGTAATTGTACTTTTGTATCCATTTATATAATATAGATAATATAGATAATATATATTATATAATTATTTTATTACAAAGGTCGCGCATACCCAATTACAGCACATGCGATTCTTTTTCCTGAGTTGCCTGTAATTAAACTAGCTTCATTATTACCTGTTCCTAAATCATCAGGATCTTCGTGAATTATCAATCCTCGACCAATAATATTTGATTTTGTTCCTCGCAACTTTATTTGATTATCTGTAAAATTATAACATGCATCACCGTTTCCATTTGCATATATATTACCTAAATCGCCCAAATGGCGATTTTTTGAATCGATTCCGCCATGTGTTTTGTTAAATGGATTGAAATGTGCGCACATAGATTCACACTCTTCCGACATATCACCGTATGTATGTATATGAAACCCATGGATTCCATTTTTTTTCAATCCAGTTATATCCAAATCGATGATTATACTCCCATCTTCTTTGTTTTCGGTAAATACAACAGTACCTTTCACCTTTTTTCCCTGAAAAACAGCAATCGCGCGCATAGTGATAAATAAATATGTATATATTAACATACCTGATTATATTCTTTATATGGTAAAATGAACAGTATTTTTACTAAAAATAAAAGTGATAATGTATTCGAATACCAACACCACATTGATCCCCAATTCAAATTATACTTATAATAACTATATAACATAGATAATAATAGTATAAATGCAATTACTGGATAACTGAGAAACAAACTTAAAAATAAAATAATATAGAACGCATAAATTATTTTTTCATATCCATATAAATCACCCCAGTTCCAATATAAATGTCCAGATTTATCTACAGTAGTTATAAATTGAATAGGATTGTAATATTGTTTAAATATAGAAATAATGAACAAAGCTGTAAAATAAACTATAAATGCGAAATTACGTATAATTGAATATGCATCTGGTATAATTAATAGTAATGTTAACGGTTGTATTATTCTTATCAATATCCAACCTGCAACTGAAAATAATTTATTTAATTTAATATCTTTTTTATTTATACTTTTCCATAAATAATATTCAATTAACTGCATAGATGTGCCTGATAAAATTAAAAAATATAAAAATCCGCTTTTAAACTCTTCTAATTTATATTGTGTATAAAAATTATTATATAATATGAAAACTAATACAACCGAACTAAACATAAATGTATTTAATGATACATTTTCATTCCAACACATAATAATATATAAATGTGATATATATATTATTTTAGTTATTGAATAATACGCAATATTTTATTATTACCAATCTCCATATAGATTCAACCCTCCAGCAGATATATTCGGCGCTATACTATCTTGTTCTAATTCTTTATATTCTTCTAAATGTGCTATTTTTTCATATTGAGAAATAGTACTTGATTCTAATATTTTCAATAAATTTTGTTTTTTCTGTAATATCATAAGTGCAAATATTATATCCATTTCTGATTTTGATACATAAGATTTTTCTATTTTATTTGTTCCAAAAACACGTCCTCCATAAATTAAAAATAATGGATCCGTAATTGAGTAATTTTTCCAGTCATTTATATTCGGACGTTCATCTATTCCATAATTATAATTTCTGGATGCAGGTAAATTTCGTTGATATATTTCTAATCTATCTTTTGGCATGGATGATGGTGTGATGTCTTTCGAAAAATCATATGCATTTATCATCATGCACGTCAAAAAAATTGAACCAATCATTTATTATATTGTTATGACATTATAATTTTATGTTATTTATACTGATAATATAACTTCAATATAGACAAATGAAAACTGCTAACATAAAACACATAGACAAACGCATAATCGATTTCAGAAATGAAACACAGACAATCCCAGAAGAGTTTATAGAAAACGTACTAATACGTAAAATGATATTTGCATGTGGAGATGGTTATCAACAACCTAGATTTGGCATACCAAATGAAATACAAGAAATTTTGGATTTGGATGCTTATACAAATGCAAAACAATATGTTAATTTCGATGAATTAGAAGAAGACGATTACGATCGAAAATACTTTAGAAATTATAATATATTCTGTTGTTCTTATAATTATAATGAAAAAGGATTACATAAAAATATAGACTATCTAAGAAACCATCCAGAATTGAATATTTTGTTGTGTTTATTCGATATTACAAATGAGTCCGAACTAGATAAATTTTCAAAACTGTTTCAAAATAGTATAAGAATGATCGATACCGATGATATACGATATTATATACCTTCAAATATAGCATATAATATTTTGGTTGAAAAAGGTGTATGTTATTCATGTTCATCTTATGCAAATAAACAAGATTATAATAATGTGAATTTCAATATAATTTCAGAACGTAAATATATTAAAGTATCTAAAAAGATATAACAATGTATAATATTTTACATTGATTTACATAATAGTTTTTTCTAATTTTTCTAATTTTGTATAAATGCAATTGTATTATATAAAAAATATAATATAATTTATTCTATTCTATTGCTTTGTAGGATTACGTAAAACATACATTCTTTCTTGTTGTTTTTCAACCCATCTTTCTTTTTCTTCTGGTTTAACAGTAGTATGTTGATGTCGTTCAAACGCTTCAGGTGAATCGTAAAACAGAGTAGTAGATACGGAATTATCTTTAAAAATCGACATTCTTACTTTAAAATAAAGGTCTTCATCATATGAACCTACCTTCTGATTATGTCTTGAACCAGTAATTGCATCACGAATTTTAACACCGGGTGTAGTATCTGTAGAATACACCTCGACTCTAACACGTTCAGTTGTTTCGGCATTATCACTATATGTATAAAAACATCTATATCCAGGGTCCATTTTTTTAATGTCTTCTAACATTTTTCTTCTGCGAGCACGTTCGCTTTTATTAATGTATGACCTACTAATAATGGTTTCATCTTCATCGGATAATAAATCGCGGTCGATTGCACCGTCATCTGCAACTGGATGATAAATATCGTCGTAGTACATTTTAAAGGAATAGAGGGCGGGAACTGTTTGAGTTTAACTGGTTAAAGCTTTAACACGCGATTAAAAAGCTATCTTTAACTTATATACTATATATTGCAGTGTCTTTTTATGTTGTTTCACAAAATATATTTTGATAAAGATATTTAGTCGTTAAGTAAAGCGTATGTTATTCTCAATAAAAAATACTAATGTATTATAAGATTAGTATATTTAAAAATGTTAAGTCCAGAACAAACAACTACAGAATCAAATCTTAATATAGAGAATAATAACGAAATATTACCATCGGTATATAGTGCAATTATATCACAGAAATCAAAAAAAGACTATCTTAATACATACCCAATAAAATTATCAAAGCAAAGTACGTTTCAATATATTTTGTCTATGTTAAATTATGTAATATTAACTATATTTTTTCCATATAGTTCTTTGTTAAATAATGTAGCATTATCCAAAACATATTGGATAGCATTAATTATTGTCGCTGCGTATATATTATATTATATAATACTAATGTTCCCAATAAAAAATAAACTATATGTATCGAGTGCGATAAAAGCATGGATTGTTATGTTTGCAGCATTAATTTACTTTATGGTTATAAGAAAATAGAATTATACATCTAATTTATAATTTTGTAAGAAAATATGAAGTGCTTCATTATCAACTTCGTTTTTCATATTTAATTCAATTTCATCTGCATGTGGTTTTCTTCCAGCATGCTCTACAAATTTATCAACGTATTTATCCAACATATCCATATTAAGTTGCATTCTATTCGCGTGTTCTACTGCATCTTTTTCTAATAGACTTAAACGCTCTTTTTGTTTCTTTTCTTCTTGTTCTCGTTCTCTATGTAATCGTTCTAATTCGGTTAATCTGTGATGTTCTGCTTCTACACGAATACGAATTCTCTCGGCGATTTCATGTTCATCAAAAGAAGGTATTTGTTGGATTACGTCTTCCTTGTTTTTATCGGGATCTTCTAAATACCAGTGATGACGACTATCTTCTGCGCTTACAATAATATTACATATATCAGGCTTGCGTAATTTTTCGAAACGGTCTCTTTCTTTACTTCCAACTTTACCTTGAAACGTAGAAGTAAATTCAGAAATTGCATTCGGTGTAATCGCTGGACTTGTCTCCATCAAACGATCATATTCCATACGACATATTTTTAAAAATGAACCCGCCTCTGTTCTCTCTGCTGGATCTTTTGATAATTCAATACGAATATTACGCGCAAATTTATCCCAAGAAATAGCCGAAACGCGATGGGCTTCATTTAATTCTGATATTTTTAGATATTGTTGAATTGTAGTAAGAATACCAATAGCGATATTTATACTACCAATTACAGCAGGAGCAAATGCTTGTAAATTAGTAGGTAAACTGGCTTGGGCAAACGATGCTGTACCACTGATTGTCGATAAAGTGATAGCTGGTATAGTAAACCATGCATGAGCTACAGACAATTTACTATGACATTTTGAATGCAACCATTTATAACATTGAGCTGTATCACACCATTCGACTAAAATGGTTTCGTTTTCATTCGACCATTTGATAACTTTTCCAGGTGGTCGTTCAGGTGCACTTGCAGTTGTAGTTTTGTTTTCATTCACTTCTGACCCATTTTCACTTGTTTTTGGTTTATTTTCCATATTTCAGATATTTACAATATATATAATATAAATAGAATAGATAGTTAGTTAAATAAATTATTTTTCTAAAAATAACGCGTGTGTAATATGATTTGTATATAACTCTGTATATATAACTCGATATTTTTTCAATCAATTCTCTTAGCATTGATCGATATATTATCTTCAGTTGATGAGTCAATTATATCAATATCTGACTTAGGCGATTCTTCTGAAACTTCAATCGCTGTGTTATTTACTACAGTTGAAATTTCATCTATGTTAGATGGATTAACAAAATCGTCCAATGTAATGCTTTTATTATTATTATTATCATATGCACATTCAGGCACACCTTCATATGCATCCTCTTTTGCATTATTTGTGTGTGTATCAACGTTAGAACTTGATTTATTCTTACTTTGCAATTCAATTACTTCTTCTAAGTTTTGAATAATTGTCTCACTACCGCTCATTAATTTTGCAGATTCTTCCAATAAATGTTCAATTTCAATATCAGTTGTTTCTAATAAATCGACATTCTCTAAATCAAATACGTCTGTATTGTTATTACCATACATACGTGTTATACTGCGATGATTTATGAGAACTTCGTCTTCGATATCACGTATAAATCCGTCCATTTTTATTAATAATTTGGTTAAATACGTTTTTTGTGAATTATGATAAAACGCCATATAGTTTGAATATAATCCAATCTGTTCTTTGATTAGTACGTTCTCATATGAGAGTGTATTTATAAAACTGGTTATGGAGAACCCAGCGTGAATTCTATCGTTATGTTTGTGTATATTTTTCTGATTGGATACATACAACATATAAACCTCATTTATTAAAGATAATATATCAGCGTGGATTTTGATTACATCTTCTATTTTGTATTCTAAAAATGGTTCTAAATCTTTGTATATAGGAAATTGTTCTGATTCGCGCACTAATCCTGGAACTTGGATATTGTTCTCCTTACATTGCATTAAAATAATATTGAATAACTTATAATAATCACCATATATACGATTATGGATTAATGCGCACATACGATGAAACTGTTCCATTTCTACATGGAGAACTTTATATTGGAAATAAAAAGAATCTAAACAAAATAGAAATATTTTCTTTGAGTTTTGTTTAACAAGTTCATTGTATTGTTCTTTTAATTGTTTTAATTTTTCATCTAGAGCGGTTTTCTTATTCATGATTTCAGTACTTAAATGAATAATTTCATTGAATTCACCTTCCAATCTAGATATATTGTGCATATTGTATAAAAACATAGGAGTTTTATTATATTATTTATTCATATTTTATTATGTACAAAAAATTGAAATACTGTAATAAATGAAATGAAATAATCAATCCGGATAACAATAAAAAAGATCGATCTGGGATCTTTTTATATTTTTATTTATTTTTATTTTTTGGGTTGTTTATCAAACATGACTGACTACAAATATGAATAAATAATACAAACTGAATCGTAGGACGTGTTTGTTTCACATTTATACAAAGCTCTACGAACCAATAATCCGCGTTCTTGTAAATATTTTTCAGCATATTTAATTGCTTTCATTATAGTAGGTTTGATCATACGAACAATTCCTTTGGGAACAGATGGTTCATTCAGTACTTTATACCCAGAATTTATGTATGTTCTCATAAAAACAACGTTGTATTCTTCTTTTCCATATGTGTGAAATAATTCTTTAGTTGCGTAAACGAGTTTATACATTTCTTTTACATTATTTGCTTTTTCAGTAATATTTGATGTAGATTTAGATGTAGATTTATTGCCCAAGAATACCATTTGGTTTTTAGCTTCTGTATATTTACGTTCGCCGATTTCGTAAATTCTATTGCTGCGACGAAGAGACATTGTTAATTTAAATATTTGAATAGTACATTAATATATGTATAGTTGTATATTTCAGTAAAATAAATCAATTTTATAAAAATTTTGAGATATTTCTTCAAGGGAGGGTGTAAATGAAAATGTCTATAAATGATTATCTAATTCATCAATACTTATACCCATATCTAAATAATTTTGAATTCTTGAAGGATGCATTGTTTTTTGTATGAGTTGTTCCTTGTAAATATTACAACGCGTTTTTATTTTTTCATAATCATAATCAAGCATACTTGGCACGCGTACTAACATACCCAAATCAATTTTATATGGATTTTTTTCTAATAAATGGGTAGCATTTGGATTTCTGGTTAATCGCCACCAACAACTAGAATGTAATTTATCCAGATTTTGTTCTATTAAATGTATAGCATTTGGATTATCTACTAAAGCACCCCAACAAATTTTATCTGGATTTTGTTTTAATAATTGGATAGCATCTGGATTTGGATTATATGATAAATGTTCCCAATTAATTCTGTCTGGATTTTTGTTCAATAAATCAATAGCATTTGGATTTTCTGATAAACTAGGCCAACAAATATTATTTGGATTTTCTTCTAATAATTGGATAGCATCTGGATTTGGATTTTTTGATAAACTAGGCCAATTAATTTTATCTAGATTATTTTTCAACAAATCAATAGCACTTGGATTTTGCGATAAACCACGCCAAGAAATTTTATCTGGATTTTTTTTCAATAATTTTTTCAATAAATCAATAGCGGTTGGGTTCAATGTTAACCAATACCAAAAAATTTTATCAGGATTTTTTTCTAATAAATATATAGCATTTGTATTTGGATTTAATGATAAATTGTTCCAAATATTATCATCTTTACTATTTTCAATATCAATCCATCGGTTTATTTTATACATTTTGAATAAATAATATTGTTGTATTTTACTCATTACATATTGTTCATAAAAAAAATCAATTTTATATATATATATATATATATAATATGGCAAATTTTGCGAATAATGAAGAAAAATATTACAAAACTTTACCTCCAAACCGAATACAATCATCCGATGAATTAACTAGAAATACTGCTGGTGAAAAAAAATCTAAAAAACAAAGAAAAGTAAAAAAACAAAGAAAAGTAAAAAAACAAAGAAAAACTAAAAAACGAATATATGGAGGTAATATTTTAGGTAATATAATTGGAGAAGATAAAAATATTAAAGAATATTATTATGAAACAAAGGTTAAAGTTAAAGATAAAGAATATAAAATAAACTATTTTACACCAAATAATTTTTTATTTGTAAAAAACACCGACCAAATAATAACCCCGAAATTTTTTCTTTATCTGGATAAAAATGCAAATACCCCTGCTGATATCACAATGAAAATTGATAAATATGTTGTTAATAGCATTGTGAAAATAAAAAAAAATAATAATTGGTTATGGTATGTAATAACGCGCACTTTGGAAAATATAAAGAATTTGAATATTAAGCCGAGTTATTATAAAATTAATTCAGGAATATTGTCCAACGATAATGAAAAATTATATATTACAGAAAACAACTACCAAAATATAAACAACACAGTCATATTGGATAGATCAACATATAACCCAGTAAAAGATACCGATGATGCACTTGCGATATTAGCTAACTTTGACATTCAGCAAAATGTCAAAGCTGCCGCTAAAGAAGAAGCCGGGCTCGCAGCCGGGTTCGGTCTTTTCGCGATCGCCGATGAATTATAATAATACAAAAAATGTGCGTAATCCAAATTAAAGTATTTTTCTACAATACTATATAAAAATTTATTTCGAAAAGTTATAAATGACAGAAGTTATAATTCCTGAAAATTTCAAATCTATTATAGTAGATTTTACCAATGACTTATCAATTACTTTTCCAGAATATTCTTATTTATGGGATAGATGGAAAACTGGTGATGAAGCCATGTATAAAGAATTATTCGAACATTGTTTAACAAGTTTTCCGGAGCGTTTTTTTGATATATTATACCAAAATGTAGAAATATTCGAACCAACTAATGAAACAAACACTGTTTTCTTACCAAATATTGATTTTAAGTTATTATATAACTGTCAAGGTGTAAGTGAAAATACAAAAAAGACTATTTGGAAATATTTACAGTTGTTATTATTTACTGTCATTGGTTCAGTGAAAGATAAATCGATTTTTGGGGATACTGCAAATATGTTTGATGGTATTGACGAAAATGATTTACAAGAAAAATTAAAAGATACAATGGAAGGGATAACTAATTTCTTTGAAAATATGGGTGTTAATTTAGATGCAGAAAATAAAGAAGCTAAAGATGGCGATTCCGAAGAACAAAAACATGAGTTTAAGTTTGATCCAAAAGACGGAATGCCAAATATTGAAGAACTACATGAACATTTAAGAGGATTGTTTGATGGTAAAATTGGAACATTAGCAAAGGAGTTAGCAGAAGAAATATCAGGAGAATTTTCGAATATATTGGGCGAAGATTTTGCAACAAATGGTGAAAATACAGAACATACCACACAAGATGTATTAAAGAAAATGATGAAAAATCCAAAAAAAATGATGGATTTAGTGAAAACCGTTGGCGATAAATTAAAAAATAAAATGGACAGTGGTGAAATATCAAAAGACGAGATTATGAAGGAAGCTACTGATATTTTAGCAAAAATGAAGCAAATGGGTGGAGGAAGTGAATTAAATGAAATGTTGAAAAAATTTGCAGGTGGTATGGGCGGTATGGGTAAAAACATGCGCATTAATACGTCTGCATTAAATCAAATGACTAAAAAAGAAGAAATGAGACAACGTATGCGAAGTAAAATAGAGGCAAAACGACAACAAATGCAAATGACTACAAACGCTACAAATGTTGTTATTGATCAAGGTTCTGCGCCAAATAATTATGTATTTAGAATGCCAGGTGAAGAGCAACAGCAGAGAAGTAGTGTTCCATTAACAGATGAAGAATTGGTAGCTGCATTTTCATCATCTGATAATAAACAACCATCAAATGAAGAAAAAACGAGCAAGAAAAAGAAAAATGGGAAAAAAGGAAAAAAATAGACTATAGACCGAAATAAAAATAAACCTATATTATAAATTATAGCGATGAATTTGTTAAAATTTATAAATATTCCTGTATTCATTATTAGTTTTGCAATTGGTATTTTTGCAGTTTACATTACTACTTCACAAGAAGGTCGTAAAATCTATGTATATCCTACACACGAAAATGCACATATTCTTCAGTATAAAGACATAACCGATACTTGTTTTTCAATTGTCGAAGAAGAGGTATCTTGTCCAGAAAATCCAAAAAAAATATCGAAAATTCCAGTACAAGTATAGTTATAATAATATATTATATTATATTAACATATCATATAGTATAAAATGATTAATGTTAAGAGATTAGTTAATACCCCACTTGGTCGTTTTTTTATTTCTGTAATATTAGGTTTAGGATTAGCTACATTTTTTAGAAAAGTATGCAACGACAAAGATTGTATTGTCTTTAATGGACCGGTTATTAGCGAATTCGATGAAAAAATATATAAATATGGCGAAAAGTGCTACAAATATTCTACGGTTCCAGATAAATGCGATAAAACAAAGAAAATAATTAATGTATCAGCGAATGACAAAGAAAAACCCCTTAGTATGCCATCCATTTTAGGAGGAAAGTAGTTAAATTGTATATTCGTTGTATATTCGTTGTATATTCGTTGTATATTTATTTTTAACATGGATTCGTATAGTATATATATATATTTAATGGAAGGTACTACACGAATCGTTGATTTGCCAGAAAATATTACAGTTCAAATGGTACCAGGGAACGCACAATTTCAAGGTGGAAACAATGGGGGTGGATATAATAACTCATTTGATAAACCGCCAACCACGAATTATGCACCAATGAACGTACATCCAAACCCATATGGTAATTCAATACAACCAAATATTATGCCATTACCACAGGATACACAAAATTATGGACAAGGACCCACACAACAAAACCCACAACAAAAATTTTTACCACCAGAACAACAAGCTATGTTGCAAAATATGCCACAAGTGCGTTTGCCTTCTCGTGATATTCCTATGGACCAAACAAATTATCAAAATGATGAAGAAATACAGCCAAATTATATCCCAAAACCTAAACTTACAAAGGATTATGTTAAGCAATATGAAGATGAAACTGACGAAAATATCCGTAAATACGAAAAAGAAAAGAAAAAAGCCAACGCAATAGACCAATTGCTGTATGACTTACAAATACCGTTATTGGTATCTGTTTTATTTTTCTTTTTTCAAATGCCAATGATTAATACTATGTTTTATAAAAATTTTTCATTTTTATCAGTATACAATGCAGATGGCAATATTAATTTTTATGGCATTTTATTGAAAAGCGTGTTATTTGGTTCTATATTTTATTCTTTACAAAAAACTGTTAACTTTTTAACCGATTTTTAGAATTGTTTGCTTCATATAATATGATAAAACTTATATTATATGATATGTTTATTTTTGTTTTACAATTTAACGCTTTTTCTGCGCTTTTTATTTTTATTGGTTTTCTTGGATTTCATTGTTTTCTTAGATTTCTTGGTTTTCTTAGATTTTTTTCCACCAAACTGATTCATTCCAAACAACACAGATAATGCTTGTTTTGTCTTATCATTCGGATTAGGATTAGATTTGTTATTATATACTTCTGTGCTTAATTTCAGATTAGTTATAATACCATCTACATATTGTTTAAATTTTATCAACCTACTTTCATTAACATTCCGATTTTGTTTTAATGTATTTAATTTTATGTGATATTTTTTTATTATATTTTTATATTTTTCCTCGTTTAGAATTTTATCATAATAAAAATTACGTCTATTTTCATTCTCACGCGGAAGTTCTTTAATTAACTTCTGTACAAGAATATCATTAATTATTATTTCGGAATTAGCATTCAATGTGTTTAATGCGTCAGTTGGAGTATAATCATCATTTATTAACAAATCAATTTGATCAATTGAAATTTTAATCTTACGCACACTATCAGGTAAATTGGGTAAAACATTCAAATCATTATACTGACAATCGAGTTCTATAAGATGAGTTAATGTGGATAAATCTTGTAATTCAGATAACTTATTGTTTGCGAAACTCAGTTCATTAAGATCTAATAAATTTGATAAATCAGGCAATGTTATTAATTTATTATTACTACAATATAATTGTTTAAGACTGTTGGGTAATTGTGGTAATGTATTTAAATTATTAGTATAACAATCTAATATTTCAAGATTGGTTAATGATAGAAGATCTGGTAATCTATCTAAATTATTCACAGCACACGAAAATAGTTTAAGATTTGTTAATTCAGATAAGCTATTGGGTAATGTGTTTAATTTATTTCTATCACATCGAAGTCCTCGAAGCATACTTAATCTAGATAAGTCTGGTAATTCAATTAAATGGTTTCTACTACAAAATAAAAATACAATAGATTCTATATTTGATATACTATTGTGCAGTCTCTCTAATTTACCGCTACCGAATTCTAATAATTTAAGGTTAGCCAATATGGATAAATCTGGACATTCTATTAACATTGGACAATAGCATTTAAATTCTATTACTGCTGCTGCAATATTTGCATTAAAATTTAATGTTATACTCGTACAGTCTGGATTATCTATATGTAAAATAATATCAATAATATCATCATCTTGTGAATCTTGTGAATATTGTAAATATCTATAAACATTATCGTCCGTTATTTCTAAATCTGTCATTATATACAATAAATATAGATATAATTACAGGTATGTAGCTATTTATTTTTCCTTGTTTTCTTGGATTTCTTGGATTTCTTGGATTTCTTGGATTTCTTGGATTTCTTGGATTTCTTTCCGCCGTTAAATGAATTTATATTTGCTACATCCAATCCTTTCTGCAATAAATTTTTATTTTCAGTAGTATTTCCCATTGAAGGGATAATTTGATCTCTTACAATAGTACTGGTTTTAATAGCATCTATATATTTATTAAAATAAATTAAATCGCTTTCATCAATAATTCTTCCAAGGTTTCTTAAAAAAAGTAATTTTGTATAATACTCTTTAAGTCTATTACTATTAGTATTATTATTTACAAAAAAATTGTATTTATCACTTACTAATGTATTCATTGATCTATAATCTATATCACTTGGAAAATATAATAAATCTTTAATTGTTATCGTTGCGTAAGGGTGCAATGCCATTAATGCATCGGTTTCTGTATTATCATTATTATCATTATTTATTAAAATTCCAATTTGATCAATTGAAATAATAAGTGTTCTTACGCTATTTGGTAAAACTGGTAATGTTTGTAAATTATTATATGCACAATCTAATTCACTAAGTCCATTAAGTTGAATTAAATCGGGTAATGTAGTTAAATTATTATTACTACATTTAATTAAAAACAGATTTGTTAAATTTGATAAACCATGTGGTAATTCTTCTAAGTTATTATTTCTACAGTCAAATGAAGTAAGACGGGTTAATGCAGATAAATTAGGTAATGTAGTTAAACTACTATTATTACGACAATCAAAAAAACGCAGATTCACTGGCAAATTTGGTATTGTTCTTAAACTTTTGTTATTTAAAATAGTTAAGCTATTAATACGAGTTAAATATGATAAATCTGGTAATTGTTGTAAGTTATCATTATTGGTGCATCTTATAGCAGACAGATTTATCAAGCTTGATAAATTTGGTATTTCGATTAAATTATTATTATTATCACATACGAAATTCGTTATTCTTTCTGCTGTATTATTCAAATTTAAGCTAAAGTTAGCAAAATCTTGGTTTTTTAATGTAAGATTTGTAGAATCTGCATCAAAAAATCCGATGTCTAAATATTGTTCAATATTATCGTCCGTTATTTCTAAATCTGTCATTATATACAATAAATATAGATATAATTACAGGTATGTAGCTATTTATTTTTCCTTGATTTCTTGGATTTCTTGGATTTCTTGGATTTCTTGGATTTCTTGGATTTCTTGGATTTCTTTCCACCATAATACGGATTATCTGCAACCAGTTTTAATACATTCTGTACATTCTCATTAGGATTAGATTTATGTAGTTCTGTGTTTATTCTCAGATTAGTTCCAATACCATCTACATATTGTTTAAATTTTATCAAACTACTTTCATCTATATTTAGATTTGGTTTTAATTCTTTTAATTTTTTTAATTTTATGTGATATTTTTTTATTATATTTTTATATTTTTCCTCGTTTAGAATTTTATCATAATTAAAATTAGATATATTTTGACTATCAGTCGGAACTTCTTTAACTAACTTTTCATAATCAATAAGTGTTATTTCTGAATTGGCATTCAATGTGTTTAATGCGTCAGTTGGTGTAAAATTATCATTTATTAACAAATCAATTTGATCGATTGAAATTTTAATATTAAGCACACTATTAGGTAAATTGGGTAATGCAGTTAAATTATTATTATCACAGTCGAGACTACGAAGTTCTTTGTACTTAGATAAATCGGGTAATGCAGTTAAATTAGTTGTAGAACAGTCGAGTGTTTCAAGATACTTAGGTAAATCGGGTAATGTAGTTAAATTAGTTCCAGAACAGTCGAGTGTTTCAAGTCTATAGCACTTAGATAAATCGGGTAATGTAGTTAAATTATTATTACCACTACAGCTGAGATTTTTAAGTCTAGTGCACTTAGATAAATCGGGTAATGTAGTTAAATTATTATTACCACAGTAGAGACGTTCAAGGTGTTTGTAGTTAGATAAATCGGGTAGTTCAGTTAAATTATTATTAAAACAATATATCTCAAAAAGTCCAGTGCACTTAGATAAATCAGGTAAAACATTTAACCTATTATTAATCCACCATATAGTAGCAAGTCTAGTGCACTTAGATAAATCGGGTAATGTAGTTAAATTATTATTACCTTCACAGTAGAGTTTCACCAAATTAGGAGATAAATCGGGTAGTTTAGTTAAATTATTATTACCATCACAGGTGATTTGGTGAAGTTCACTGCATTGAGATAAATCGGGTAGTTCAGTTAAATTACTATTAACAATAGCGAGAAAGTTAAATTCACTACATTGAGATAAATCGGGTAGTTTAGTTAAATTATTATTATCAATACAGATGAGACTACGAAGTTGTTTGCAGTTAGATAAATCGGGTAGTTCAGTTAAATTATTATTGCGTTTAACAGTCAATTCATTTAAATTTGGAAAAATATCTAAATTAAATGGTAATCTAACCAGTTCAGTATCTTTAAAGACAACACTTTTTATTTTGCTCAGATCCGTATTTTTAAGGAATTCTTGTAAATCTTCCATATTTATTTCCTTAAATAATAGTAATTCTGAACCCTTAATCCTCATCATTATATATATAATATAATATAATATTATATTCTTCTTAGATTTCCTTGATTTCTTTCAAGCTAAAAATGAGTGATTACATATAACTTATTCATTCACATAAAACTGCAAATTCAATTCTATCAAACATAATAGATTTTACTATAACGCTTATATTTTGAAACATACTAAGCGAAAGATTATTTGGCAAATCAACCTGATATTTTGCGTGTAATTCTTCAATATAAACTACTAAAAAATCGCTATTCGTTTCAATTACGACTCCATTGAATACATCACCAACATCTGTACGTTGATAAATATTATATTCTTGTATAAATTTATAGATTTTACATTGTTTGGATTCGGCATCATTCATATATTTCACATATTTTGGAATATCTACTACTACATCTTCCTTAAAATTAACCCATTTTAATAAATATTGATTTAATAAATCACAAGCACGATTTATCGGTGAAGTGAAATGAGTATAATTATGACTTCCAATTCCATAATGAAACTGATTTTCATTACTGTATTCTCCACGCTTAATTACTTCCTCCAATATAAAATACAATAACGGCGTCTCGTATTTTTCAACAAAATTTACAATTTCTTCCCGATTATTTATATCAATTGTTAGATGCGGATCATAATGTTTAATATAATTATTCAATAATTCGAATTTTTCGTTTTCGGGACTAAGATTAATACGATAAATTGACCCAATTTCAGACGACATGATTTTATTAACATACAATAACCAATATTTAACGGCATTTTGTGAAATCGATGAAATCGATAAATCAAAATCGTTCAAATACTTTTTAATATGCATTGCACTTTCGCATAATATAACTAAATCTTGATTATATAATTTATCAAAATCGATAAGATCATCTACATCTTGATATGTATAACGCATATTAGAACGAACCGTTGAATAGTACCAATCTACAAATTGTATTTCATTTTCATTATATGTGAATTCCAATGTAATTGCGTATGTATTTTTCAATGGTAAAATAGAACATATAAAATCAGAATAAACTTCTGGAAGCATACCCCATTTTGTATTATCTCCTATAAATGAATTTCCACGCTTAATAATCGAATCAAAATTTGGATGAGTTGGATTAATATAGTGTACTACATCACTGATATGAATGTATATGTGTGTAATATCATCAATATATTGAACACTAAATCCACGCTCACAGTCATTTGTTGTAATATCCGAATCAATGGTGAATACACTATGATGGGTTAAATCGCGATGTTCTTTATTTCCTGCATTTGTATAGATAGGTTCTTTTAAACTAGAACGGATTTTAGTTAAATGGAATTTTTCTTCTATAATTGTATCAATCCTGTCATTAATAATTTCGACAAGTTCTCCAATTACTATATTATTTTCTTGGCTAATAATTTTAATTTTAACCCAATTGTTTTTTGGAATATCATATTTCGTTTTAACATTCACCAATATATCTCCTAATTCATATACATGAACATATAAATCATGTTCTCCATCAAGTTCGTTATTACTGGTTGCGTCGTGTATCATACCAACAAACTCTTTTCCGACTATTTGATCCATATTATATAATAAATATAATAATCATATTTTTATTATCTATTTTTATTATCTATTTTTAGATCAGAAAACTATTATCCTTTTTCTTTGTTTTATTTAAAGAGGTTGTTCTCTTACTGTTCGTTTTTTTAACCCTTTTTGTTTTTTTATTAGTAATACTTTCATTGTCTTTTTGAAAAGTATATTTTAAAAACCATTCATCATATTCGCGTGTTCCACGTTTATCTTTTAATTCACGATATTTTTCTACTTTTTCAGCACGAATGTTCTCAATAGTAGGTTGCTTTCCATAACAATTAATACTGAAACGTTCTAATAATCCACGTTGAGATAAGCGATTTATTTGTTGTACTTCAAACAAAAACTTTGCAATACATAGGATACGATCTTTGAAATAATACGGTTGTTTGGTATAATAAAATGCAAGATAAAAACTTAAAATGGTATCAATTGTAGCGATTTTAACATCAAAATCATTTATTTTTATTATATTATAATTATGGCAAGCAATTGGATAATAAATAAACGCCATAGTCTCTTTTTTAATCCGAATTTCAAAACTCTCGGGGATAAGTTCTCCAATTGCGGCGTGTTTAATAATCTTAACATGTTTGAAATCACGTTCTCTCAAATTTTCAACAACAATATTTGCAGTTTTTTCAGGTTCTTCAGAAATAACATCAAAATCTGGTATTTGTTTAACTAAATGACGTTTGTTTTTTGACATATACTTTGAATACAAACTACTAGCATACCCACCAAAGAAAACAACTCCCTGTTTTATTAAAGAATCGCGAATAATATAATACAATTTATTTGAATATTCTGAATCGTTCTCCATATTTCGTTGGAAATCGACATTATAGCAATTGATCATTGGATCCAATGGATAGTATTTATTTAATAGATTTAATCGTTTCAATACTTTTTCCCAGCGAGATACATCACCCATTGGACGAGATAATTCTAAATACATATTCATACGTAAAAAATTAGCAGGAGCATACAAAATTCCATCGACTTTAATCGCTTCTTTTTTGATAGAATCAAATATTTCTGAATGCAAATATGTTATATCTGCAATTGGAATAAAATTCACAAATACTTTGTATGTACCATAATGCATACCTGCTTTTGCTTCAACTTCTGAAAATCCTGAATTATGATATATGTCTGCTAATTCTTTTGCATCATCTAATGCATTTGGGCTAAAAAAATCGTAATCCGGTATTTCAATATCGCGATCATAAAACTGCGCTTGCTTTGGTAAAATATTATTTATAGCAGTTCCACCATAGCAAATATTCTGTTTTTTTGATAAAAAATCTTCCAATATAGAAATCATTTTTTTAACCTCCTCGCTATTCGCAATTTTTTCTGATATAATTTTATCATTTTCATCAACCGCCTCGCGCAAAATAGCTAATTCACACTCTTGAAACGTCATAGACTCATTGCATATTTCTGTGTCATATTTTTTTATTTTTTTATTTTTTAATAATTCAGAACTCATTCTATATTTTATAATATAGATTGTATATAATAAAATAATATTTTTATTCGCATATAATTACTTTTGTTGTTCCAGATATTTTATCATTTTTGAAATAGGAACAAATGCGCTTTTATGCTTACTAAACGCTTCTTCATAATTCATTAAATTTGTATCATTTTCATAGAAACGATAGCATGCAATTTGAACGCCATAATCTGCGACTAAAGTATCAAAATTAGGATTTCTTAAAATTCCAAATATTTTCATACTGGTTCCTGCGTCGGGTATAACCATTTTATATTTAATTGTATCTGTAGTTATTCCATCGTCGCGAATCTCTGGCGGTGTAATTGCTTGATTTGTTATGCGGCTATATGAATATATACGTAAATTATCACCACCACTTTCCATATTCATATAATTGTCAAGATTATAACATGGTACATTTTCATCAGAACTATTACATTGAGGATATTTCATGTATTCAGGGGCAGTAGTTTTGTCTATAATAAAAATAATTTTTCCCATTAATTGAGATAATTTTGTATCGCCTGAAACTTTACCTGTATATAAGCGTGGTTTAAGATTAGTATCAATTGTCATTGCGATTTTTTCAAATAATTCTTTATTATTTGTTTTGATTCTTAAATTAACGAATAAAGGATCCCCTGGATTTGGTGATGGATTCATAAATGCATTATTTGCGATTGTGTTAATTACTTCAATAAATTTTATTTTATTGCGACTATCTATATTTTTGTATTCAGAATCAGTAGTATAGGCTACATAAGGAATATCATCAACTGATAGTATTTCAAAATCCAAGAATCGTACTCCTCTTGCTAATACAAAGTTAATCATATCAATGTTAACATAATTACCAGTCTGAGCTGTATTATAGGATGATTTAATACAATATTCACGCAATGGTAAATTCGCTTTTTCAACCTGGTAATTCGCTATTCCAACAATATTTTTGTTTTTATTCACGGAATTTATTTCAGAATTCTTGGATGAAAATCCTAAAAATCCTTCTTTACTCATTTGGGTTTTGATATCATTTCGTTTTTGTAGTAATCGTATTAAAATATATATGGTTATGAAAATAATGATGAATATTACAATCTTTTTTAAATTTGACATTTATTTTATGTTAATATTATAATATAAATTATAGTTATATTATAATATAAAACTCATGCCAGGTGGATTGCTAAATATTATTTCAGAAGGAAACAATAATGTAATATTAACTGGTTCTCCGACTAAAACTTTCTTTAATATAACATATTCTAAATATACAAACTTTGGTTTACAAAAGTTTAGATTGGATTATGAAGGGAATCGAGATTTACGTTTAACAGAAGATTCTGTATTTAAATTTAAAGTTAAGAGATATGCAGAATTATTAATGGATACTTATCTGGTAGTTACAATACCTGATATTTGGAGTCCATTTTATGAGCCTTGTTTGTCAACTGGATATAGATGGGCGCCATATGATTTTAGATGGATTCGTGATTTAGGATCACATATGATTCGTGAAGTATCCATAACTTGCGGAGGCCTTACACTACAAAAATATACAGGTGAGTATTTTGCAGCTATGGTAGAGCGAGATTTTAGTGCAGAGAAAAAAGAATTATATAATCAGATGACTGGAAATATAGAAGAGTTTACAAGTCCTTCTACTGCGTATGGTCGCGCGAATTGTTATCCTACATCATTTTATTCATCCAGTTCGGTTGGTTCAGAACCATCTATTCGCGGTAGAACATTGTATATTCCTATAAATAGTTGGTTTACATTAGATAGTCGTTGTGCATTTCCATTAGTTTCATTGCAATACAATGAATTAGAAATAACTGTTACAATAAGACCGATTCAAGAATTATTTCAAGTACGTGATGTATTTGATCCTGATAATTTATTTCCATATGTACAACCCGATTTTAATCAACCACAATTTCAAATGTATCGATTTTTGCAGACACCACCTTCTATATTTATGGAATCACAATACTATGAGAATAAGACGAATATATGGAATGCGGATATTCATTTAATGGCTACATATTGTTTTTTATCGAAAGATGAAGCTCAATTGTTTGCAGCAAAAGATCAATTATATTTAGTGAAAGATATATTCAAATACGATTTTGAAAATGTAACAGGTTCGAAGAGAGTGAAATTGAATTCTACTGGAATGGTAGCAAATTGGATGTTCTATTTACAGCGTAATGACGTTAATATGCGTAATGAATGGAGTAATTATAGTAATTGGCCATATAGAACCGTTCCATCTGATATTGTTCCAGCACCATCTGTACTTCCAAGTAAATGGGCAGAGGATGCATCATTAAACGGTATTTTTACTGGTCCACAAAATAATGTAGACGGTAAAAATACTGGGTTTTATACAACCGGTGATTTTAACTCTGCGAATAAAAAAGAAATATTACTTACAATGGGTATATTATTAAATGGTGAATATAGAGAAAATAATTTAACAAGTGGTGTTTTTGACTATATAGAAAAATATATAAGAACTCAAGGTTCAGCAAAAGAAGGGCTATATTGTTATAATTTTTGTTTAAACAGTAGTCCATTCGAATATCAACCTTCTGGTGCAATAAATATGAGTAAATTTAAAACAGTAGAAATGGAAATTATGACATATTCCCCTGATTTTAATAGTTTAAATTCAAATTTTAATATAATTTGTGATGGAGATGGAAATGCAATCGGTGTAAATAAACAAAACTGGCAACTATTTGAATATAATTATAACTTAACTGTATTTGAAGAGCGATATAATGTATTATCATTTATTGGTGGAAATGCTGGATTAATGTATGCACGATAAAATTCGGAATAATAAGAAAACATATATTATAATATTATAATATAGAATACATAATATTATAATGGATAAAGAAGAAGAAACAACTATATGGAAAAAAAATAGATTAGAAGAAAAAGATTTAGCTAATGGAGAACAATACAATAAAATAGAAGAATTCCAAAATAATACAACCGAATTTCCTGAAATTATCCAAGTTGAAAGAAAGATAAAAAGAATAAATAAAAATCGAAAAAGATTTTCAAAAAATCCTATATTAGAAAGCATTTATGATGTAAATGAATATGAAAACACTAATACAGAAATAATTGAAAATTTTGAAACATCCAGTAAAAAGGTTGATAAAAAGGTTGATAAAAAGGTTGATAAAAAGGTTGATAAAAAGGTTGATAAAAAGGTTGATAAAAAAAAACCTGTATCTAATTCAACAACAATACCATCGAATGAATCACAAAAAAAAACAAAAATACAAAATATGATAGAAATTGCTCAAAGTTTAAATAAAGCATTATCATTAAAGAATAGAGATTTTGCAGATAACGAATTAAAAAAAGAAATAAATATAATCAAGGGGTTCGAGAAAGAAGTGAAACAAAAATCAAAAGGCGATAGATGGTGTAAAGAAAATCAACAAACTAAGTTTTTAACAACATTAAGGTCAGTTATTCTATACATTAAATATCCAATTATTTACATTGATTATATTATAAAAAAATTAGGAATTATTATAGCAAAAACATTGTCTAAGAACAAAGCAAATAATTCAGATAAACGAATCGTAATTAAACGAATGAAAGAGTTCATATATATGTTTATAAGTTTATTCATTGTTTATAATTGGTTTTTTATTTGGTGTTTTAAATACGACGACGGTAAAGATGGAGAACATGTAATTACCAAAAGCATTAATATTAATTTATTCGAAAATTCAGAATGGAGTATATTAAAATTTATGAATAAACTCTTTAAATATTTATTTGAGTTTGTTATATCTCCAGTAGCATTATTAGATTATGCATTTACAATTGTATCTCCCGTTGTATTGGATTATATTAAAACGGTTAATATGAAATGGGTATTTTTATTTATAATAATTTCAACTTCATTTGCAAAAATCGGAGCTTATTTAAAAAATTTATTTTTCCAATCATTACAAGTTTGTTTTGCAAGAGATATTCCTGGAGAAACTTTTGGCAAACGTTCTGCTTCTTTTACTACATATCCATTTTTACATACATTGATTGCGGGTTCTTATATAAAATCATTTTGGGAAAATTTCGAGATTCCTTTATTCATGTTTATAGCCATATTTAATGCTATAAGTGGATTAATTCGAATGATGTTTTCACATTTTTGTGTATCTTTGGCAGCAATATTTGTATGCATTTATTTGTTTATCTATTCATTTTTAGCGATCCCAATTTATTCGAAAAAATCAATCAGTGAAACCATCCAATTAATTGAACAATTTATTAGAGATTCTATTATAGAAAAACCCGAATTAAAGACATGTAATAGTACAGATGAATGTAAAAATAAAACATTTTTGGATTATATATTCCAATTTTTACAAAGTATTACGAATGTAATTTATATGTATATTTTTTCCATAGCAATTATATTGGTTCTATTTAATTCTATTATAGTGTATGCTTTAGAATTAGATAATCATGAGCTTAAAATGTCATTAATTATGATTTCATTGATAATGATACTTTGTATAGGAATTACAAAATTAAGAAAATTTGGTGATATTTTTTTCAATAAAACTGAATAACAATAAAAAGAATAAAAAACAATATAGAATATTTTTATTTATTATAATAGATAGATAGATAACAATATTTTGAATGACTAAGAAGAAATCACAAACAAAAAAAATCATGCCGCTTGTATCGGTATGTACTCCTACATTTAATCGTCGTCCATTTATTCCAATTATGTTTGAATGTTTTCGAAATCAAACGTATCCAAAAGATAGAATTGAATGGATTATTATCGATGACGGAACAGATAAAATAAAAGATTTGGTAGATTCTGCAAATATTCCACAAATCAAATATTTTCAAATTGATAAAAAAATGACATTGGGTGCAAAGCGAAATTTAATGCATGAAAAATCAACCGGTTCAATATTAGTTTATATGGATGACGACGATTATTACCCTCCGGAACGTATTCAACATGCTGTAGAAAAATTGCAAGAAAGAAAGGACGTTCTTATTGCAGGATCAAGTGAATTATATATTTATTTTAAACACATACAAAAAATGTATCAGGCAGGTCCATATGGTCCAAATCATTCAACTGCTGGAACGTTTGCATTTAAACGCGAATTATTAAGTATGACCAGATATAATGAAACTGCATCATTAGCAGAAGAAGCCGAATTTTTAAAACAATATTCATTTCCAATGATTCAATTAGACCCATTAAAAACAATATTAGTTTTTTCACATATACACAATACATTTGATAAAAAACAGATGTTAGAAAATCCTCATCCTGATTTTATGAAAGAATCAAATAAAACAATTGATATGTTTATAAAATACAAAGATGAAGATAAAATCAAAAAATTTTTTCTTAAAGATATTGATCGTTTATTAGATAATTATAAACCAGGCGAACCTATAATGAAACCCGACGTGTTAGCACAAATTAAAGAAATAACGGAAAAACGACAAAAAATGATGAGTGGGCAAAATGACCATATTATGATGCAGGTGCCAGGTAAAGAACCAGTTAAAATCGGATTACCGGAAGCTGTAAATATGATTAATTCTATGCAGCAGCAGGGACAAGAATTAATTCGTAAAAATAGCGAATTAGAGAATATCATTTCACAGTTGCAAAAACAGTTGGTTAAATTTCAAATGCAATGTAATAGTCCATCAACGAATGAAATAGAAAAAATTCGGAAGGAAAATATCGAATTAACAAACAAAGTATTAACTCATATCAATAACGAAAAAATATTAGAAATGGAAATTCAAGAATTAAAGAGAAAAATATCAAATCTTGAATTAATCACCACACAATCTCCATCAAACGAACCATTAATAAAACCAATTGAAATTATAAAAGAACGGTCTAAATTAGAACCGGAAGTTAAAGTTAAACTATAATTCATCAAATATTTCTTCATCAATACATACATCAGTATCTTTCTTTACATTTTTGTCTAAATAACGATACATTCTTTTTATATCTAGCTTATTAATACCATAATCTTCAAATAATTGTTCAACTATGTTTATTTTATCAGTTTGATTATAAAAATCTTTACCATAAAATAGTCTTAATTCTTGGAAAAACGCGATTAAATCTTTTTTATCCATATCTAATTTTTGCGACATATTATAAATAAATAATTGGTTATTGTATTCTGTCGAATATTTGGTTAAAACCTTAGTGAATCTTACTTCTGAATCTAATTTCGTCTTATTTGTGAATGTTTCATGATATAGTTTGTTATTATAAAACGTTTTGATTAATGAACTCATTTCATTAAATTGCCATATTTGATTTTGAAATGTAATTCTATCCATATAATCAGCGAAACACATATTATTTAATATTTTCAAATAGAATGGATAAGATTCATTTTGTGGATATTTTGAAATTACATCCACTATATTTTCATGCCATATTAATGCAATAATTGTTCTATCCGTTTCATTCATTATAGTGTTATGTTTTTCAATCGGAATATTTTCGTTAATCAGCATTTTTGTGATATTTTTTGAATCTTCATTGTATGATTTTAAAAGCAAAATATTTTTTATCAAATTCTCATTTAATGTTTTTGGATTATTATTGTATATTTTTTGTATAAATTGCAATTTTCGCATATCACCTTGTATATATTCCAATAGGTGCGACTTCATTGGTATATTTGGAATAGTTTTGTCCAATATTTTTGATATTTGTGTTGTAGTTGGAAGTTTTAGTTCAAATGTATTACAAACTTTCATAAGTTCTCTCATTTTCTTATCAAATAAATAATTTCCAATACAAATGATAGGGTTTAATGTTATGTCTTCTAATCTTTGTTTTTTTGTTTTTTTCTGACGAATTAATTTGATTAGTGCTGTAATTCCACCTTTGTCGCCATTATTCATTCCATCAATCTCATCCATAACAATTGCTATTTTTTTAACAGTTTTTGTCATCATATGGAGAACATTTCTATTTGAAATGTTATTATTTGTAATTGTATCAATTAAAGATTTATTTCGAACATCTCCTGCGTCGTATTTAACTACATCATAATTCATTTCTTTTAATAAATCCATTATAAAATGAGTTTTACCGCATCCTGGAGAACCATAGATGTATATTCCTTTTTTAAAATCAAGCTTTTTACAATTATCATCAAAATTATCTAATATTTTTTTTATTTCTTGTGATATTTGTTCTCTTCCGAGAACCTGGTTTATATTCATTCTTACTATTTTTACCAATTATTTTTTATGTTTATTTCAAACGAATAAATATCAAACGAATACTGATTTGACATTTATATAAAATGAATGTTTATCTACCAAATTTACTGAAATCTGCAGTTAATGGAATGAAATTTGATGATGGTTTTTGTGATAATGCGCCATTATATGTGTATGGATTCATTGGTCCAACTTGTTGACCTGGTACTAATGGGTTTGATGTATTTGTGGTTGATACGCCATAAGAACCTTGAACTGGAGATGCATTGTATCCTGACGCGCCATATAAAGGTTGCTGTCTATTCGAATCTTTTATAAAATTGGAGGTTCCTCTTCCTGCATCTTTGATTAGATCTACTGTACCAGAAACGGTATCTTTAGCTAAACCGACTGTTCCTGAAGCTGTATCTTTTGCGAATTTTCCAATACCAGAAGCACTATCCTTAATAAAACTACTTGCACCAGAACCTGCTGATTTTAATAAATCAGCTGTTTCTGAAACAGTTTCTTTCGCTAAATTTGTCGCTCCAGAACCAGTGGATTTCAATAAATCGCTGGTAGTATCAAGTGTTTTATTATAAGAATCTGATATAGGTTTATTTGTTGTTTCTTTATCTGATTTTTTATCTGATTTGTTATCTACTTTACTACATGAACTATCTGACCCACAAGAATTGCATTTTCCATAGTGTGGACAAGATGGACAAACCGGAGGTACAATTTGTGTTTTCAATAAATAATCTTCCGAAAAATGAACTGGTAGTGTTGTTCCTCCAGTTGTATTCCAATACCAATACCATTTGTAATAATCTTCACTTAAATTACTTGGCATATTACTTCCAGAAGCCGAAGAAGAGCCAGAAGAGCCAGAAGAAGAACCAGATCTATTCGAAGAACTATCATAAACAATAGTATTTCCGGGTATTACTTGTCCATTAGTAGGATTTATCAGATTGCCATCAGTATTAAACAATTTAACATTTTCCAATTCATAATTTTTAACTCCTCTTGTTTTCTTTATTATAGCGATAACTGTATTTTTGTCGTCTGGTATAAATACAACTAATCTATTACTGTTTGTTTCAGTTAAACTCCATGGTTTGAATGGTACTGATACTATATTATTGCTATTATCAGCACTATATTCAGAATCAGTGTATTTAATACCTTTTGTATTTGTTCCCGAATTTCTTTTATATATATCGTATTTTAGATTTGCTGCACTATTCTTTACAAACAATGTTCCATTTGTTTTCTTGAAATAAATATGGTTATTAATTTGATATAAATCTCCATGAGATGGGTCTACAATCCACAAATTAACTGCTGGACTATTTGCTACAATCGAATCATCAATACTAAAACTTGAATCAATTGGTATATATGGACTTATTACAGGAGCCGAATTAGCATTAAATAAGAAAGTAGAAATATTTTGATATCTTGTAGCAGCAGTATTTGTTGATAAATCAACAACGTGAACGTATGTTTTTTGACCCCACGGAATATAAAATAATGCGTTATTCGTTTTTTCATTGAAATCCGATAGAGGATTTATCTCAAATGATGAATATGAATTAACTAATTCGGAATATTGCGCACCAGTAGGTCTTGTTAATCTTGGTATTTCTCCATTAGAATTTTTTACATTTGTAGTTTGATTACCATAACGATCGGTTATTATTATTTTAGATACAGTTCTACCAGAAACATCGACAGGTAGAGTACTATTTGATGCATCTCCATAAACATACAATACATTACCATTGCTTCTATCGAAAAATATGTTATCATATAATTTATATGAACCAGTATTATAATAACCACTTACATCAACCGTGTTTAATGAAGGTTTGTCATAATAATAACTTATAAATCCTTCTTCGCGTTTAACTGTATTAATTCCTATAACAATTGATATTATTAAAACGGTTAACAATATAATAAATAACCAAAAGGGTGTTAATTTAAATTTCAGATTAAACATTCTATACTGTAATTATATATATATTTTCATACAAAAAAACAAAATAGAATATAAAATTGATTTTTTATTTCTATTATTCATAAAATATTAAAACAATCCTGTTAATATAATGCCTAAAAAACAAGTAGAACCACTGCAACAATATGTTGATATTAATAATACATATGAGATTGGAGTGGACGAATGTGCACGAGGTCCTTTATTTGGTAGATTATATGTAGCCGCAACAATTTTACCTAAAGGCGATTCTTTCTTACATTCAGAAATGAAAGATAGTAAAAAAATACATTCTATGAAAAAAATGCGCGAATTATCCGATTATATTAAAGAAAATTCAACCGCATGGCATGTTCATTATATTGAACCAGATATAATTGATAAAATAAATATCAGACAAGCAGTGTTGCAAGGAATGCGCGAATGCATCAAACAAGTATTATTAAAAGTAAGTTCAGATGGAAAAGATACATTACTTGTAATTGATGGTAATGATTTTATACCTTATACTATATTTGATCAAACAACAGAAACCATAACTGAAATCCCACACATTACGGTTGAAAAGGGAGATAATACATACTCATTTATTGCTGCGGCTTCCATTTTGGCTAAAAATGCACACGATGAATATATTCTAGAATTATGTGAAGAATATCCTGAACTAAAAACCAGGTATAATTTGCACGAAAATGTAGGATATGGAACGGCTAAACATTTAGCTGGAATAAAAGAACACGGCATTACACAATGGCATAGAAAAACATTCGGTTGTTGCAAAATAGCATTATATAATCCTATGGAACTTATGACTAAACCCTAAAATTGAAATAAATTTATAAAAAATAATAATATATTACTATTTTTTATTTGTAATTATACTTAAAATGAAAATTGAAGTAATGAATTTTCAAAACACCGATTATGAAATATTTATCGGTAGAAATAAACAAGACAATTGGGATCTAATTGATGTTTCACAACAAACCGATATATGGTTTCATATAGCAAATGCACCTTCATCTCATATATTTCTTAAAACAGAAGAACCGATAAATAAAATTCCGAAACAAGTAATAAAACGATGCGCGTGTTTATGCAAGTCTTATTCATCAAGTTCTTCTGTAAAAAAATGTGAAATTATTTATACGACTGTTTCAAATATTCAAAAAGGAGAACATGTTGGTGAAGTTATCGCGCAAAATACAAAAAAAGTAGTTATCTAAAATCCAATACGTTGAAACATTTGTTCAAACCATTTTTTTGGTATTACTGTATATTTTGTTTCTCTATCCAATAGTGAATATCCAATTGTTAAAAAACCATTTTTATAAACCATACCTAATGTATATTCCACTTGCATTTTATCGAAAGTAAAGAATGGTGTATATCTTTTAATTTTAAATGTGTTTTTATCTAATGCTACCATTACGTGATAATAGAAACGTCTACTCTCATAAGATACTACATGGCATAAAAACCAGATTTCACCGTCTACATTAACTCCATTAGTCGACCCCCTGAAATGATTAAAAATATTTGCAGTAGGTAATACATTGGATACATTGAAATCGCCAGTTTCATTATTAATATCACCTATTACAAGAGGATGCCACGAATAAATACATTTTAAATTTCCCTTACCATCTTCAAACAAAACCCAATTTTTTTCGATTTCTTTTTGCTTTTCATATTTTAATAAAACTGATTTTGTAGAACCAGTATCTAAATCAATTTCACCGTGTTCTACTACAATATTGCTTTGTCCTATTCCACGGTTGGCATTGTATAATAATTTGCCTTTATACGAAAACAGCCGCATGTCTTCTAATCCCACATAACGGTCATCGTACATTTTATTATATTTTATGATTTCGTCGTCTTGAATTTGAATAAATGTATTTCCAAGAGTATTGTATCGCGTGAATACATTATGTGTTATTATATGTTCTTTATTCTCATAACCACCACTATCATTAATATGATAATTAACGTATCTTACATTGATTATTAATTCATTGTTATGAAAACATAATGACGGAGTACTCGATTTAAACTCGCTTGATGTAATTAGGTTATTGCCAATTTTTTCAAATACACATAAACGTTCATCTTCCATTACATCTATTTTTGGAGAATAAAACTTATAATTGCTTAAAACATTGTTGAAAATCCAGGGTTCAATATTATAGTAAGCCATTAAATTCATACTACATCTTACCAAATCATAATTATCTACATTATGGTAATATCCTATAATACTTAATTCATAATCTAATTTGTAATTATAAACATCTTTTTCTAAAAATAAATAATCGAAATTTTTACTTTGTCGTTTTTTATCATCTGCTATTTTAAAAAAAATATATGCCAATTCATTTTTACCAGCTTCTCTATAATAATGAACTATTTCATATAAATTTTCGATACGTTCAGGAAAAACAGAAAATGCATTTAACCAACTTGTAATTGCGTGATCCATATCTCCAAGCCATTTATAACACCTTCCCATTGCAAAATAACTATACCATACTTCTTCTATCCATCCACCCAATTTAACTCTCTTTTTGTAAGTATCAATTGCATTCTGGTATTGACCACAATCCTTATAACTATTTGCCAAATAGAATGTATATCTATCATTATCTGGAGTTTGTTCTAATGCAGTAGAAAGTAATCTAATATCACGTTGAAATTTATCAGTTTTACTACCACCATCTCCAACATCCATAATAAATATATCATTCATATGAAACGTATTTGTAGTTGTTCCATCTGGAGTTTGAACATATTCATGGGTAACTCCCCAATATTTCATTCCAATTCGATTTTTAACAATACGAGCATTCTTATAATAGAAACTTTCACTTCCTTGAAATATATGATGCAAATCAAATTCACTCAATTTATGTTTAAATTTGGTTAAATCAAATTTATCAGATAATTTTAACATCATATCTGCATCCATTAATAAGATATAATCAGCATTTTCCATATTTTCACATTGTTGTAGAGCAAAAGTTCTATTGTATCCAAAATCACGAAATGGTTCTTGGACTACTTTACCTGGAATATTTTTATTACGAAAATAGCTTTCAATTAATTCTATTGTATTATCGGTACTTCCTGTATCACAAATGCAATAACTATCTATTATCTTATAGACAGAATCAAACAAACGTTTAATTATTTTACTTTCATTCTTAACAATCATGTTTAGGCATAATTTTGGAGTTTTAGCAGTTGAATTCATTTGAAGATAATATTAAATAACAAAAAATGTTTATATATTTTTTTATTTAATTTCAATCTATACTATAATATAGTAATATTATAATATTATAGATTAAAAAATGGCATTTACCCGTTTTCATGATGATCCTGCAAGAATTAGAAAACATTTACAAGAAAGTACTGGATTAGGTAGATATCAATTAGATGCACCTGGTCCGGGTTTGAATTTACCATTCTTTGAAGATCCTCAAATTAGATTGCAAGGATGGGGTGCAAATTTACGAACAAATACAATTGAATTAGATACAGATTTAAAGGGTATTTCCAGAAAACTTACACACGACGTTGTTGATTACAAATCAAAGGCGCCTTATAGTACTGCTCGCGAATATTCCACATTGCCTGCATTTGTTGATGAATCCAGAGCAACACATCCAGCATGGATATTTAGAGATTTAGAACAAACTCGTTGGAACTATTCTTTTCACGATGTTCAAGGAAAAACAGAAATTCCGTTTATTAATAATGAGAGTACACGTATTTTAGAGAAAACAAAATATGTACGTAATGTTCCAATAGTAGACGGTAATAGTAATACAGATTATTACTTAACTGGAAAATCTATGTGTATTGGTGGAAATTGTTAATTCTATGTATGTTTTCAAGAAAAAAAAAACGTGATAATATATATTACAATATATTATCATGGAAATCGGAATACCATTATTAGCCATGGGTGGATTATATATAATTTCAAATCAATCTAAGAAAAAAGATAACTTTCAAAACAGAAGTAAATTGCCGAATGTAGATGTACCTGACAAGAATTATCCATCACAGTATCCAATAGTTTCTGCTGAAACAGATCTTACATCAAAATTATCAACCGTGAATAAATTTGACGGGACTGGAGCATATACTGATAAATATTTTAATCCTCAATATAATCAAACAAATACAGATGCATACTCTCCATTTGGTGATAGTGTAGCTAAAAATCCTAATGCTAATTATTATTCTTTAACTGGAGATAAGGTCGATCAAGATTACTTTCGCCATAATAACATGGTTCCTTTTTTTGGTGGGAATATCCGCTCAAGAAATGTCGATGCAAATGCAAATGAATCCGTTTTAGACAATTATATTGGTTCTGGTTCTCAAACAATTGTTAAAAAAGAACAAGCTCCATTATTTGCACCTGGCGAAAACTATCAATGGGCTACTGGTGCACCAAATACTACTGATTTTATGCGCTCTCGTGTGAATCCAAGTTCTCGAATGGCAAATGTTAAACCATTTGAAGAACAGAGAGTAGCACCGGGTTTAGGTTTAGGATTTACAACAGAAGGTGCAGGAGGGTTTAATTCGGGTATGATGAACAGAAATGAATGGAACGAAAAAACAGTCGATGAATTACGTGTAGCTACCAATCCAAAATCAAGTGGTCATTTGTTATTAGGTCATGAAGGGCCTGCAATGAATTATATTACAAGACGTGGTGAATTGGGTGTAATGGAAAAACATCGTCCAGATGGTAGTTTTGAAGTTGGACAAGACCGATATTTAACCACAACTGGTTTAGAAAAAGGTCCAACATTACGTTCTGTACCAATTGAACGATTTGTAAATCGTCCAGAAACTACTGCAGAATATGCAGGTGTTGCTGGGTATGGTAAATCAAATTTGTATGTTGATGGAGAACATATGCCAACTCATCGCATTGAATTAGGTAGTGTTCCATTCACTCCTGCTGGCGCAAATGGTAAGTATGGAGCAACAGAATCTGATTATGGTATGAAATCAAAAGTAGCATATCCAAATAATCGTAGTTCAACGGCACAAAATAGTTATTATGGTGCCATCGGTGGAGCATTTGGTGCAGCTGTAGCACCATTATTGGATGCTCTTCGTCCATCAAGAAAAGAAAATACAATTGGAACATTACGTCCTTATCAAAACGCAAAATCAAATGTATCTTCTTCCTATGTCTATGATCCAAATGATAAACCATTACCTACTATTCGTGAAACAACTGAATCATCTAAATTCCATTTGAATGTTAATGCAAATCAGCGCGGAGGTGCATATCAAGTAGCAGAACAACAGCCAATTCATAATGCGCGCGAAACCACTGGTAATTATTTTTATGCAGGTAATTCAAGTGCCGGCGCACGCTCGCAAGATATGCGTTCATATGAAGCTGAGTATAATCAAAGAAACAATGATATTAAATCATCTACTATTGACGGCAGATTAGTTCCAGGCAATATGAATTTATATGATGGAAATATTAATATGGCAGCAAGACCAAAGGATAATTATTTAATTAATAATCGTCCATTAGCCCCGGTTGGTACTACTGAATCACCTTCTATTCATAATATGGGTAGAATGAGTGGAGCTGAACCATTATATCAAACGATACAATTAGATCGAAATTCACCTGATGTATTAAATGCATTACAGGGTAATCCTTATGCTATTCCATATAGAGCAAAGTAAATAAAAAATATTGATTTATAAATTATTTTTTATTTTTTGGATTTTTTAGTTTTGGATTTTTTGGATTTTTTGGTTTTTTTGGATTTTTTAGTTTTGGATTTTTTGGATTTTCCTCCTGTATTTCTTGTATTTACTGATACCATTTCTCCAAGTGATTCTATACTTGTTTCATACTCAATTCCTGGTTCAGGAAAATCTAATAGAATATCATTATTATTATTATATACAATTATCATCGTTGTTCCTCTTTGTAAATCAGCATCGTGATTTATTATAAGTTCCATTAAACCCATAGGAATAAAATCTACATTTTTTTGTGTATTTAAATCACGAACTGTAATAACACCGTTTATTTTTTTTACTTCTAAATTATAAATATCACTTTCATGTCGCGAAGCTTTTCCGCCTTTATATCCCAATGCAGGTGGTGGTCCCAATGCAGGTGGTGGTCCCAATGCAGGTGGTGGTCCTAATGCAGGTGGTGGTCCTAATGCAGGTGGTGGTCCCAATGCAGGTGGTGGTCCTAATGCAGGTGGTGGTCCTAATGCAGGTGGTGGTCCCAATGCAGGTGGTGGTCCCAATGCAGGTGGTGGTCCCAATTCAGGTTTGGAATCTAATGCAGGTTTGGAATCTAATGCAGGTTTGGAATCTAATGCAGGTTTGGAATCTAATCTCGGCGATGGTGCTACTTCTGGTGTATTTTTAAACCAAGAATCGAAAAGGTTAAAAATTCCCCCTCCATTTTTTAAATTTCGGCGTTTCAATGATTTCTTGGATTTATTTTTTCCTCCTGCTAAGATGGTTTGTTGTGGTACTACTGGTACCATTTGTCCCATTTGTGATGTATCGATTGTTGGTCTAGTCATAAATAAAAATTCATGTGCACTTTCAAAATTTTCAACATCAATAGGATCGCTTGTGTCAAAACCGCGATAATATGCATTCTCATCATTAGTGTTATATAATATAAGTATTAATGTAAGAGAATCATTAATAGGAAACATTTGTCTCATTCCGAAATTGTATACTTCGTTAATATTGTCCAAAAGTATTTCTGGTAAATATTCAACTATTTGATTATTATTTAAATTACGAATCTCGTAAATGTTGTTATTTTTGGTTATACTTAAAAAATAAATGATTTGTGGTTCGGTTCGTGTATATCCTCCTAGAGTTACCGTTTCTGGATTATCATACTTCAATGGTTTTGCCATTATATAATTAACAAATATATTTTTTACCAATTACTTTTTTTAACATTGATGTTAGCACCTTTATTCGCTTTTTTTGTTTTACTTGGATCAAATTCTTCGTCTTCGTCATCTGACCCCATATTTTTAGAAATTTCCCAAAACTCTTTACTACCTAAATGGAATGGTGGATGGTCTTGAGCTTTGTACCAAAATATTTGGTCTATCAGTTTATTCGATTTCGCGTTGTTATTAATTACCAAGCATTCGAAGTTTTCTGTAGTATTGTCCAGAACTGCACAAAAACTTTCTAAAGTAGGAAACATACTAGCATAATTTTCCCAAATACGTTTACGATTCACTAAATAAGGTTCTCTTAAAATAAACACATAATCAATATTTGTTCTTAAATTTGGTGGAATACCTAATGGATATTGCATTGTTATAATTAACATTATCTTCCAATGACGTCCGTTCATGAAAAGCAAACGCATCATTTTATCACGTGTCCATGATTGATCATATAAACAATCATCCATAATTACAAATGCACGTGGATCAATAGTACTTCTTTTATATGTATCTATTTCCTTTTTAACTTCTTTCAAAACAGCTCGTTGTCTTCTTAATACATTCTCAATTAATACAGTGTTGTATTCGTCATGAATAAATAATTTAGGCACATGATTTTTATAAAATCCATTACCTGCTTCAGTACCAGAAATAACAGTTCCAATGGGTATATCTTGATGGTAATATAATAAATCTCGAACTAAATAAGATTTTCCTGTATCACGACGTCCAATCAAAACAACTACTGGACCTTTGTTTTCATCCGGTTTGAATGTTATATCTCTCATATTAAATTTTTTCAATTCTAATGTCATTTATATGAAAATGAATAATATAATATAAAATATACCAATATATAATACAGTTTTACTAAACGAATTTTTTTTGAAATCAATTATAAATCGTTTATATATCACTATTAAAATATAATTTTTTCCTATAAATGAAAACAACTGAAAAAACAACAAGATTTCAAATTCATTATAATAAAGCGAAACCTTTAGACCTAAACCGTTTAGAAAACCAATATATTCAAACAGAGGATGACAAACCTCATAATTATAATCCATTCCATATCCAAAAATTTCAAAATTTTCAACCAATATACCCACTATATTTTGATATGAATAAACAAAATTATGATTCAATCTGTTTGAATCATAGATATCAAATAGTTGATTTAGAAACAGTTTTAGATACATCATACGTAGCCATATGTACAAAACCAATATTCATTAAATATTCACCTTTACTTGACCCAATCAGATATATGATTGGAAAATATGATATTAATGACCCATCGATTCATACATTACCTTCTTTCAATTCAACCAACTGTGATAAAAAAATTGCATACTATAATAACACTGCATACGTGGATTGTTTTTTTAGTTTTTTGTCAAGTCAATTACTACATACACATAATTTTAAACATGGAATTGATTTTTATGGTAATTATTCGGCAATTCAAGACAAATTTAAAATGAATATTTCAGATGATTTTGAATATTTAAATAGTTCTAATTATTTCTTAAATAATGCAGGAAAGGTGTTTAAAATTACAAATCATGAATCAATTTCTTATTTTAATATGAATAATTCAAGAGGTAATAAAATGAAGCTTAATATTTCGAATTCATCAAATATTCATAATTTATCCAATGTATCAGTTATTGACGTTATTAATATTACAGATGACATAAATGTGAAATTAGATGAAAACATAGAACAAGTATATTTAAAAAATAATACTGAAAAAAGTGAATCAACAAACGATGAAGACGAAGATGAATCTGACACTGAAACGGATACAACAGAAACTAGCGAATCCGATACAGAATCATCTGAAGAAAATGAAGATGAAGATAATACCGACGACAGCAATGATGATAATATTGAACCAACAATCTACGCTTACATTGATAATTTTCCGGTTCAAATGATTTGTCTTGAAAAATGCGACGGAACTTTGGATGACTTATTTGAAAATAATGAAATTGATGCAGAAATTGGGGCAAGTGCATTGTTTCAAATAATAATGATTTTGATCGCTTATCAAAAAGCATTTCATATGACTCATAATGATTTACATACAAATAATATTATGTATGTTCATACTAATGAGGAATATTTGTATTATCGGTTTAATAAAATAAACTATAAAGTACCAACATATGGTAAAATTTTCAAAATAATTGATTTTGGAAGAAGCATTTACAAATACAATGGACAATTATTTTGTAGTGATAGTTTTGCACAAGGTGGTGATGCTGCTACTCAATATAATTTTGAACCATTTTATAATCCGAATAAACCATTGCTTGAACCAAACTATAGTTTTGATTTATGTAGATTAGGCTGTTCTATTTATGATTTTATTATTCATGACGATGTAGATATAAAAGAAATGGATGAATTGCAACAAACAATATTACGGTGGTGTCAAGATGATGCAGGTAAGAGTGTTTTATATAAAAAAAATGGTCAAGAACGATATCCTAATTTTAAATTATACAAAATGATTGCTCGAAATGTTCACGCACATACACCACAAGCTCAATTGTCTTATCCACTTTTTAACAAATTTTCTATGAAAAAAACACAAAAAAATGATAGCGGATTATTTATGGATTTAGATAAACTACCATCTTATGTGTAAAATTATTTTATCAATAAATTTTTTGTTATATGATTATAATATACATATAGATTATGGATATTATAACTTATTTAATATCAGAATTTTTCAAAGAAGAAAAAATAAATACAGCTATTTTGTGTATATTAAGTTTAGTAATTACTTTAATACAAACCAATGGGATTTCTTATATTACAGCAAATATTATTCAATCAATTGAACAAAATTCAAAAAAAATAACCATGCAATTTTTTCAATATTTTGTTCTTGTATCTATTCTATTTTTTGCAATTTATTATATTTATAAACGTTATCAAAATAATCTTATTACAAAATTAATTCAATGGATTAAACACGAAATATTCAAAATTATTTTAAAATCAAATAACGAGAACATGCAAAATGTTAATTTTATTGAATTTATTACTCCGATTACTCGTATTTCAGTATCGTTTTATGCATTGTTCTTTGATATTATAACAGTAATTATACCTACATTCGCATTTTTACTAATCATTTCATTTTATTTTTTATATGAGAACACTACATTTGGTATATGTTTCTTACTTGCAAACTTAGTAATTTTTTATTATATTTTTTTTAATTGGAAAGATTTAACAAAAGCGAAAAATGAACAAGAGACAATTATAAATAAAAATGAAAAATTTATTATAGATATTTTAAATAATATCGATAAAGTAATTTATCGTGGTGAAACTGTAAATGAAATTAATAATTTTACTACATTAACAGATAAAGCAATTATTACAGGAAATAATTTATTAAATCTGATTTCAAACCATACCAGTATATTAACATTTTTTGTATATATTATTATTTTTATTTCACTATTTTATTTAATTCAATTGCGATACACAAAAAAAATCACCACAACTATATTTATTACATTTATGACCATTTTATTATTGTATAGAGATCGAATTATTGGAACAATCAATAATTTACCTGATTGGTTAGAATTTATTGGAAGAATTGAATATATTACAGATGATTTTAATAAAATGTTAGGAAATAAACTCAATATCAATGAATTATTAACGAAAAAATACGAATCACATGATTTAAAATTTAAAAACATAGTTTTTGATAACATTACATTTTATTATGAATCAAAGAAAACTACTCCAGTTTTTACTAACGCGTCATTTAATGTTAATACAGATAAAAAAATAATAGGTATTACCGGATTAAGTGGAAAAGGAAAATCTTCGTTTGCCAAATTATTGTTGCGTTTATATGAACCAGTAAGTGGAAATATATATATAGATGGCACTGATATTTCTACAATTGATCCTGATTATATTCGTCAAAACATAACATATGTTAACCAGAATTCAAGGCTATTTGATAAAAAAATATTAGATAATATGATGTATGGATGCAAAGACAGTGAAAAATGCAAAGATTTTTTAAAAGAAATCATGAAATATCCAAAAATTCAAGGATTATACAAAAATGTTGATATCTATAATTCATATGCAGGTTCTCTTGGAGAAAATTTATCCGGCGGACAACGACAAGTTGTTAACATCATTAGTGGTTTAATTAATCCATCAAAGATACTAATTTTAGATGAACCTACAAATGCATTAGATCCAGAGTTAAAACGCGAACTAATCATGTTGATTAGTGATTTTAAACGATACAAACAATGTATTATTATAATTACACATGACAGGGATGTTCATGCATTATTTGATGAAACACTGAAACTGTAGATGTCAAATAAAATAATATTATAATCAAACTATATAAATTTTTTTTGGATAATAATACAGACAAATGATTTTTATATTACTATTATTATTTACAACTACTACAACAGTTTTTTCTATGGAAAAAAAACAATTTATTATAAATTCAAAAGCTCCAATATGTAAAAATTGCGTGTATTTCAAACCATATGATGAGAAAAGTTATCACCTAGGAAAATGTACAAAATTTGGAAAAATGGATATTTTATCCGGAATAATAGAATACAATTATGCTTATACATGTAGAATAAGTAATGACCTTTGTAGTTTCAATGGAACATATTATGAAGAAAGAAAACATCCAAATATTACATTATCTATTTTTCAAAGTGAATGGTTGAACGAATAGTCAAAATCGATTTTTATTTATAATTTAATGGGCGTTTTGAATAAGAAATGCTGTAAAGAAATAATATAAACATTATAATTTATATTATTTACATACGTAATTTATGAGTCGTCGTATAGAACAAATGGAAAAAATACAAAAAGAAGGATTGGAATTATTTACTAAAAAAAATATAGATTATGGTGATGCATTTGCAAAATATGGTGTTATTGGAGTGTTGATGCGAATTGAAGATAAAATACAACGTTCGCTCTCTATTACAAAAAATGGTGTGAATTTGGTTAAAGATGAAGGAATTCGAGATACACTGTTGGATCTACACAATTACGCCGCAATGGCCTTAATGTTATTGGACGAATAATTTATAAAATTCGATTAAAATCCAGGCGCATCAGTAAATATTTGAGTTTGTGGAACGTTATCTCCACCTCCAATACCTAACAATTGATTAAATGTTCCACTCATTTGAAAAAATAAAAAAATAGGCAAAAATGCTGATGAAAAAACTACAAATGCATCGCGTACAAGATATTTAAGTGGTCTTATCTCTTTTTCTACGTATTTCATCATTACCAATTTAATAATAAAAAAAATAATTGCAATTGAAATCGCTAATAACAAAATTTTTTCCATATCGTTGGATTCCTATACTAAAATATCAAATAATTTAAATTGATATTTTACGCATTATACTAACTCTTCAATATCGTCCAACAATACTTCTAAATCATTGTTTTTACCTCCTTTATCAAAATCAAAAATGTCTAAATCATCTAAATTTATACTATCTGTATGAATTTTAATTCTATCATTAATATCGCCGTCTTCCTCTTCCTCTTCTAATTTACGTTGTATAGCCCTAGAAGTACTTATTTCTTCTAATCGTTCGATTGTTTTGGGTGCGTTAACCTGGCTTACATCTCCAGACATCGCATCTTGAACGCTGTCATAATCATTGAATGATAAACGTGTTATAACCGGTTCGGTATCAATGTTTTTTATTGCAGGAACTACTGGTGGTAATTCGGGTTCATCTGATTCCGATTTTTTTTCTTCGGGTTTAATTTCAGTAGTATCTTCTTTATTTTCAACTTCATCTACGATGTTTTCAATAATTACTTCTTCTTCTTGTTCGATACTTTCATCCATGTATGCACGAATAATTTCTTCTGTTGGAATACTCTCGCGAATAGTAGTTAAAATACATTCTTGTACAATCAATTCAAGTTCTCTCGAATTTCTTTGCGCTAATAGCGGAGAAATACTTTTTTCAAATAAATAAACATTGGTGTATACTTTACGGGCGACATGAATGTATACTTTGTGAATGAAATTATCTAATTTTGGAATAGATATATCTATTTTTTTCTGTTTATTTCCAACACGAATACAGGTAAGTACCTTTAATTGAATAATATGAACACATGTAATTAAATCTTCTAAATAATTGCATCCACTTCTTTCAATAATACGTTTTCGTTCTTCCTCAATTATAGTTTGATTCCACTTTGGAACACGGGACAATAAATTTTGAAATGTCATTAAATATTTACCTAATTCATCGTTGTCTGCACATAATTTCCACGATTCGTTGAAAATTGAGCGAACCCCTTCAATGACTAAAGGTGTAAAAATACTTACCAGACGACTACACCATTCATTTTTTGATTCTTGTAAATTAGAAAGAACAAAATCGTCCATGATATAATTTTACTTACATTTTTTGTATATTGTTTAAACGCAGGTTTTGTTATAATTATATTCTTGAAGGAATATGTATTTTATCAGCAAAAATGAAATCTAACATGTATAACATCAGTAATTTTTCACATCGAAATTCGGATTTAACTTTATGAAAACAGAGTTCTATATTGGAAATTTCAAGATTAGACCACTTATCATTTGCTTTAATGAATTCTATTAAATCTAAGCAAGAATATCCTTGTTCGTATGCATCACAACTAAAAGTAGATAACATTTCATGATTTATTTTTTTATTCAAAACTTTTCTTTCAATTATTGAATTAAACCTCATTTTAAACCATTCTGTTTTTTCTTTGTCCAAGTCTTCGAATTTGAATTTTTTATTTAAATTATATTCATGTAAATTTACAATTTTTCCGTTTTCCATATATTCTGGAACGAAAATTTCGCAAAATCTTGATAATATTGGATTTAATAATTTGCGTTTGTTCTCCACTACTATAAAAAAACGTGTATTATTACTAAATAATTCAATACATCTACGAAGTGCGGATTGTGCGTCGTTTGTTAAACTTTCCGCATTAAATAATACAATCGATTTGAATTTAACTCCTGTGTTTGACTGCAAATTTGCTTTTGCAAAAAATTTTAATTCTTCCCGAATGAATTTTATTCCTTTCCCATGAGAACAATTTACAAATATTACGTTATTTTTTATTTTTTGTTTATCGTTGTTGTAAATCTTATAAATAAAATCGTAAACTAATGTTTTTTTTCCACATCCAGATGAACCATGAAAAATAATGTGTGGTATTTTATTATTTCTATAAAAATAGTCTAATTTTTCGTAAATATCTTGATGAATAGGAAGACGCGTTTGTATGTTTGTGTTATCCATATATTGTTCAATAAGTAAGTTAGATAGTTTAGCGTAAAATTTCTATATGTGTGTTTTTAAAAAATATATTTATTATATAATGAGTAATATACGACCTTCGCCAAGATTTATTAAGCATGGATGGTTGAAAAAAGGTGAATATAATCCAGACCTTCATAGTTTTGGAAGAACCATGGATGAAAGAAATATTAGAACGTATCAACCGCGAACTACATATTATACGCCAGAAGAAATGGAAAAGATGAGACAAGAGATTAAAATAGCAGAATGCCCTATTTGTTTTGAAGAAATAAATGATGACAGATGTAGAGTTTGTGAAAATGGACATAAATTTCATAATAGATGTTTATCATTGCAAAACAATGAGAACCTACCCCCCGTTTCCATATGTCCTATTTGCAATAGTGCAGTTATACATTCTTGTGGTAATATATATAGTGATATTACAAGTGGTGGAAAACGCATAAAAAGGAAAAATAAAATTACAATACGAAAAAAATATAAAAAGATAAACAAAAAAAATAAAAAATCAAGAAAAACTGGTTTAGCGTAAAATTTCTATATGTGTGTTTTTAAAAATATTATATATATTTATTATATACAATGAGTAATACACCAAAGATTAAATACATTCGTTGTGCCAAAGGAACTCGCCGACATAGAAAAACAAAGGAATGTCGTTCGGTTAATCGCAAACGTTGCCCAAAAGGTTCTCGTAGAAGCAAAGGAACTGGAAAATGTGAAAAAAAAACCACCAAATAAGTGTGAAATATATGATATTATATTATAATATATAATATGATATATGATGGTTGGGAATGATTTTGTAATACCGGTTTGTAGAAACAATATAATTATACGAACTACAATTGAATCGGTAATATATAACTATTCGCCTCGTTGTATATATATGATTACAAATTCAACCGATAAAGAAATTTTAGAAAAAAATTGCAAAAAGTGGGAATTATCAAAAACTGATGTAATTGTGTTAGATGAAAATAGTTTTTTTATGAAAACATACAATTTATCTCGCGCGGATATCAATAACTGGTATACATGGAAAGATAATAATTCTAGGGAATTTGGTTGGTGGTTTCAACAGATTATAAAATTAGGAGCATTTCAACAAATCGAAAATCTATCCGATCCATATGTAGTATGGGATTCGGATTTAATTGTATTAGATAAATGGGAATTGTTCTCTACAATTCCACGGTTCGCGATATTACAGGAATGTGCAAAGAATGAATTAAATCGTGTTCAGTACGCGGATTCAATAAAAAACATAATTGGGTTGGATGTAATTGAACCAACTGGTGGTGGAACTTTTGTACCACATCACTTTATATTTCATCATCATATTTTGCAAAATATGTTCCAATATATTGAATTCAGCAATATTTGTAAGCACGATAATAAACATTGGATGCAATATATTATGGAATTATCTTCGACCTACTACAGATTTAGTGAGTATAAATGTGTAGCTACCTATATGAATACGTTTTTTCCAGAACTATTGCAATATTATTCATTTCATGAATACGGTAAGCGCGGAATTCGTTATAGGGAATCTGCGATAATTATTGATAAAATTCGAAAAGAGTTGTTGAGTATAGATGATCTCGGGATTTCACGCATAGATTTCATGAATTTTGTTGACAACTGTTTTGACAATATACCTTCATACATTCAAATAGAACACGTATGAATGTATATTGTCTATGTAATTATATATTATAATATAATATAATATATTACATGTCATCACCGAGACCTCGCAAAACAAAAAAAAATGTATCTTTTTCTAATAATAGATATGTGCGTTCATTTTCACCAGTGAATCATACTATAAAAAATGTTTTATTCTATAATAATATCGATTATGACAGATTTAAGGTAGATATGCGCAGAGAACGTACCGAAAAATCACTCGGAACTAAACCAAAACCAGAGCCAACCCCAAATATTATATTTACAAATGAAAAAGATGATGGTGCAATTAAATTTCCTCCGGGTTATGTAAAAAAATCGAGATATGATTTCGGTGGAAAAAGGAGAACTTATAAAAAACGCAGAAATTAACCATTTTTAACTATATTAAGTTGTTTTGTAAAAATGAATCTTTCATGATACATCGTTTTACGTCGCAAATTACAACTCAAACATGCAATTTCCACGTTATTTTTAGTATGTCCATAATCGTTATCAATTCTTTCCAATGACCATTGTTTTGGTTCTCTTACATGTTCGTATAAAATTTTCACATTGTGTTTGCAATAATAGCATTTCAACCCGGATTTTTTTATTAAATCGATTGTATAATCCAAATCAACAAAATCTGGGGCGGAGAACAGCGATTTATCCAAATCTTGAGCCTTATATCCATTTATTTTTTGTTGAATTTGCTGAATCATCATTTTGTATATTGGTAGTTCTATATTGTGTGAAGTAAGAATATCATTTTGCATTTGACTTGTATAATATTCAGGTTGGAGAACCTGCTGCCATTTATCGGTTTGTGCAATAACTCGTACTTTTTTCTCTTTTTGTGTATTTATTTGTTTCGAATCTTTTGTTGTTTTTTTTGTTTGTTGCGACTTATCCGGTAATATAATAAACTTATTTTCCATATTATATTACAAAAATAATATTTATATTTAAATAAAACTTAATAGAAACAATTTCATATAATTACATAAAGACAAAAGCAATAAAATATGTTTACATCCAACAACAAGATAGCACAAACAAATGAATCTGATTCATCATTGAATGAATCACAACATAGCAAAATGGTTAAATCATCCAAGTTTAAAAATATTATATCTAGTTCTGATAACTTATACGAAAAAACCGAAATGTCATCGCAAAATATACATGATATTTTGGATAAAGAACAACAATATAATAAAACTGAATCGTGGAATAAATTGGATAAAACGATTAAAATACAGAAACTGCATATTTTTGCGGAACGATATGGGAAAGATAACGGGTTTTCAGTGAAAGATATAAAATCATTGAAAGTTTTTTTTAATGATTGCTTAGAAAAAAATAAATTGCAAAAAACCAAAGAACTATGTTATGATAAAGATACGCGTGAAATTACTTCGATACCCTCATTGTTTTTTAATTCAATTAATCGAAACTTCACATTGAAGAACATAGACTCAAAACGTGTATCTACATTAAAATCATTAACTCCGAAACGTATGAGTAATAAAAATTTAGAAGATTTTGATGAAAAATAAATTATTAATATATATATATATATATAATGTTTACCAATCGACAACACAATCCTAATTATGGCGCTCCGCTTAATAATTTTGTACAAGAACCTAACCGAGGTTTTGCATCAAACACAATTTTTAACAATCCACAACAGAATCCTAATTATGGTGCTCCGTTTAATAATTTTGTACAACCTAACCGAGGTTTTGCGACAATTAACCCACCACAAAATTACAATATTTTTGATCCACAAGGATATTATGCAAATGTTGATTTAGAACAAAGAAAACAGGATTATGGATTATATGAAAGAACATACGCAAGATTACAACCGTTTTTTGTTCAAGTATTTGCTGAATTCGGGATTGAAACAATTTCATATAATGATTTCGTTAATCATATATTTAAAAAATCAGAAAGAAATGCGGGTCTCAATGATGAATATATTAATAGAATGATATTTTATGCTGTATGGTATTACTCACCAGATAAGAATACAACAACTGTAGACGAAATTGGGAATAATTTAATGACTATGCAATTAAATAGTGATTTTGTATCTCAAATACTTAGCTTTTATGCTTTATATAATTACGAAGGCTTAGATACTATAAATGAAATATACAATAAATTAATAATAGAACAACCCGAACGAATTAGCAGACAAGAACGAATTAGAAGACAAGAACAAGAAAGACGAGAACAAGAACAAATAAATGCAATATATAAATTTAATGTTGATAGCGGAAAAATACAAGGATTAACTACTATTTTGCAAAATATTAAAGATTTTGGTAATTTTAATGATGAATCTGAAAATCCATTCAAATTTAGTAATTTTAAACAGGATATTCTTAATAATGTTAATGACATCATGGATATAAATATTGATGAAGCAATGATTAAATTATATACAAGGAATAATAGAGAATATGACCCTACTGATTATATCTATGAACCACACCACTATGCAGAGATGTTAGGTTATTTAGATGATAATATCTACAATGACGTATATAATTATTTTATAGCAAGAGAAGCGAGAGAACGCGCAGAAAGAGAAGCGAGAGAACGCGCAGAAAGAGCCAGAGAAGCCAGAGAAAGAGCAAATAGAGAAGCCAGAGAAGCGAGAGAACGCGCAGAAAGAGAAAGAGAAGCCAGAGAAAGAGAAAGAGCAAATAGAGAAGCCAGAGAAAGAGCAGAAAGAGAAAGAGCAGAAAGAGAAGCCAGAGAAAGAGAAAGAGCAGAAAGAGAAAGAGCAAATAGAGCAAATGAACAACAAGAAAGTGAAGAAAAACGACAAGAAAGAGCAAATAGAGAAGCCAGAGAAAGAGCAGAAAGAGCAGAAAGAGAAAGAGCAGAAAGAGAAGCCAGAGAAAGAGAAAGAGCAAATAGAGCAAATGAACAACAAGAAAGTGAAGAAAAACGACAAGAAAGAGCAAATAGAGATAATTTTTTACAACAAAAACTAACGAGTTGGGACGATATTGTAAGTAGATTACAAACTTTGGTAGAATATAGGATTATAGATAAAACAGTAGAAACTGATTTCATAAGACAAATTGGTAATACACCATTTGTAAATAGCGGAGAAAGATCGGAAGTTCAAGCAGTTGCAGGAATAATAAGTACGATAGTTCCCACGATTCAAAAAAGTTTAATAAAAAACAAAAGAATATTTCTTACACTGCATCCAGATAAAGGAGGTAAAAAAGAAGATTTTATACGTATTAACGACATAAAGGAGTTTTTTGAAGATCTATTCAAATATTATCCTTTTGTTGTAAGAGGTGGTCGTAGAACTCGTTATAATAAAACTAAACAATTAAACAAACGTCAAACTCGTGAAAAGAAACTGAATCATTCGGGCGGAAAAATACAAAAAAGTAAAAAAACAGTTAAATCAAAAAAAAATAAAAGTACTAAAAAATTGAAGATAAATAAAAAAAATATGAAGAAATAAACATAATTAATAATATAAAAACTATATTATGAATATTGAAAATTTAATAGATATAGAAGAGGAATATACAATGGATGATTCTATATCTGAGACATCAACCACCATCGCGCCATTTGAATTATCCGATGAAGAATATACAGAGTTGGAATTAACAATTCACGAACTATTATATGAAAAATTCGGCGACGACATTTTAACAATTTCCAAACCAGATTTCCATACAAATTTAGTTCATGATATAACTGAATTATTATTTGAATCGTGGAAAGATAGTGGTACGTGTAATGATGATGACTATGAAGATATATACGAACATGTATTTTCATGCATCGATACATTTTTCGAAATGTATGATAATATTATTCCACATCGATCAAGTTTTGGTACAACCACTACTTTATTTCCGTCGATATCGCAAGATAAAATAAACAATCAAATTGAATTATTAAGAAATACATATCAACCTCCTCAACGAACCATAGAATGGTATGAATATCGACACAATCTAATGACTGCAAGCAATCTTTGGAAAATATTTAGTTCAGATGCACAACGAAATAGTTTAATATATGAAAAATGCAAACCGTTTGATCCATTTCAATCCGATAAAACAAACTGGCATGCTGGAGGCGCACTACATTGGGGAACAGTATACGAAACAGTATCCATTCAACTATATGAAATCATGTATCATACAAAAGTAGAAGACTTCGGTTGTATACAACATCCAGAATATGGGTGTATTGGAGCTTCTCCTGATGGTATTAACGCCGACCCATTATCGAATCGTTATGGTAGAATGATCGAAGTAAAAAATATAGTGAATCGTGAAATTACTGGTATTCCAAAAGAAGAATATTGGATACAAATGCAAGTACAAATGGAGACGTGCAATTTAAATGAATGTGATTTTATTGAGACACGTTTCAAAGAATATGATAGCGAAGAAGATTTCTATAACGACCAAACGGAGAGTTATGACTCAGAGTCGCGTAAATGGAAAGGTGTTATTTTGTGTTTCATTCAACGCAATGTTCCTAACTCAAAACCTACTTATAAATATATGCCATTGGATGTTCCTATTGACAAGCAAACCGTCGATCTATGGATTTCTAATATGAAAGATGAAGTAAGAGAACAGTTGGTTTTATATACTGCAAAATACTGGTATTTAGATGAATTTTCGTGTGTTTTAGTTCGTAGGAATTGTTTATGGTTTGAAGCCGCTCTTCCGAAAATATTAGATACTTGGGATACTATTCTGAAAGAACGTGAAACTGGCTACGAACATCGTATGGCAAAAAAACGTGATGCAAATCGCGAAACAATTGTATCCAATAAAGACAATAATCATATAATTCATAACTTACCGCCAACAAACAACGTTTGTTTAATTAAATTAGATGGGTTGTAATAAAAAAATATATATTTACAAATATGTATTTACAAATGTATATATTTTTATAGGCTAAATCTGCAAATTTTACGATTCTTTAATTTGATAACAATACTGAATGAATACCCTTTCACTTCGCATAGATGAACTATAGCTTTGAGAGTTCTATGAGCATCAGCATACTGTATAGATACACCCAGGTTTGGGTAATATTTGAACCCATTGCTGTAATTTTTGTCAGCTATTATGTTCATTTTTTTTGTTTTCGCGAGAATCGCGAGAATCTCGGCAGGAGTCATTCCAGACATTGTATGACGCAACATCTGACTGTATTTCGGCGTAATATACTTATGGCCGTTGAACTCAGATTCAATTATATCGCTACCTGCTAAGTCAATTTCGTCAAATGTCTTAATATCATACACATGTTTTTCTTTTGACTTCATGATATACGTTTTTTCGTCTATATTGAAAAATCGATCACATTGTTGCTTATAATACGTTATTTGATCTACTCCTGTTATCAATTCAATTCGTTTATCCGCATGTACTATCTTAAGATCCATAATGACTTGGTTATGTATGCAACTATTAGTTAAGTTATAGCTTTCAATTTTTAATTTCAATTTTTTACATTGTTGTGCTATCAACTATTTTTAGTTAAAATTAGTTAAATAAAATTGACTTAAACAATATTGAATATATATAATATAAGAATATGAGTAAATACATTTGCGAGAAGTGTGGAAAAGACTTTAAACAAAAAGGTCATTACACAACACATTTAAATAAAAAAAATCCTTGTGTAAATGAATTAAAAATAAAAGAAATAGTTGATAAAGCAGTTGAAGAAAAAATGTCAAAAATTAAAAATAATATAATATTTGATATTGTAGAAGATAATAATAATATTATAGAAACTATTCAACCCGAAGAAATTGAAAATAGTAAAACTGATACAAAAAATGCTAAGGAAGTTCGCGAAGAAGGATTGGATAAATTTTATACTATACCAAGTTATTCAAAAAAGTGTATTGATAAAGTGTTTGAATTGTATGAAAAAATAAATTTTGATTTAATTATTGAACCAAGCGCGGGTAATGGTAGTTTCTTTGAACAGTTAGAGTTTGAATACAAGGTTGGAATAGATATATCACCTGAAAATAAAAATATTATAAAAATGGATTTCTTTGATTACAATCCTCCAACTCATAAAAATAATATATTAGTTATTGGTAATCCTCCTTTTGGAAAAATAAGCTCAATCGCAATTAAATTCTTTAATCATTCTGCAAGATGGGCAAATGTTATTGCGTTTATTATTCCAAGAACTTTTAGACGACCAAGTGTTCAAAATAAACTAAATAAAATGTTTCATTTGATTTATGATGAGGATGTTTCAACTAAACCCTGTTGTTTTACCCCGAAAATGATGGTAAAATGTTGTTTTCAAATATGGGAAAAAAAAAATATAGAACGGTCTTTTATTGATTTACCAACAAAGCACGAAGATTGGGAATTCTTACCTTTTGGGCCAATTGATATATATGGACAACCTACCCCTCCGACTGGTGCTGATTTTGCGATGCGAGCTTACGGAGGTAAAATTGGCGAAATAGAACAAATAAAGTTAAGTGAATTAAGACCAAAAAGTTGGCATTGGATAAAAAGTAATATAAAAAAAGAAGAATTAATAACCAGGTTTAATCAATTAGATTATTCAGATAGTTTAAATACAGCCAGACAAAATTCAATGGGACGAGGAGAACTTGTAAGATTATATAATGATTTCATCAATTCTAAAATTTAATAGTTCAACCCAACATTTATCACCATATTTTGGACGAATGGAATATTCTTTTTGATTATTCATGTCATTTAAATCATCCATAGTTATTTCACCGAGTTCTCCAATTGTTCCGTGAGCATAACCCCCATATTTTACTATAAGTGGTTTTATATTTTCTTTATTTAACTTAAAAATATACAATTCACCTAAATTATCTAAATTTGTATAATCAATGTAATATGCAGTTAAAATATATTCACAATCGTGGTTCATTCTTAGTTGAACGAAATTAAATTTATTGTTTTCTTTTCCTCCATTTGATGCTTTTATTTCAACATTTATTTCATTACATTTCAGATCGCCATTACAGGAAGATGGATCATTTTTTGTCATTTCATATTTGATTTTTATGTATTTTTCTAATATTGGACCAGTAAATTGACCCGACAAGTTATGTAGTTTACAATAAATATGACCTTCCTTCAATGTTGAAAGTGTCATGATAGTTTCAGCGTGTATTTTATTCGAACGAGAACTATCTAAAAGTTGTTTTAGTTTTATTTTAGTTTCATTATAATACTTTGTATTTTCCAAATTTTCATTATCGTTAAGGAAGTTCATTGTTATTTATTTGTTTTATACGTTATATTTTATAACACAAATAGTGTTTCAATTTTTTTTTACCCCATCCCCTATGCCGAGCACATTTCACAAATTTCGTCTTGTTCGTTATTATGGGCATTATTATTTTTTTCAGGTTCAATTGTAAATTGTTGTGCTTGAAATCTGGCACGTCGTCTTAAATAATAAATTCCTGTCTTTAATCCTTTCGACCAACTATAAAAATGCATCGATGTAAGTGTATTGTAGTTTGGATCTTCTAACCATAAATTCAACGATTGTGATTGACAAATAAAAGCACCTCTATCAGCACTCATATCAATTAAATGACGCATAGGAATTTCCCAAATAGTCTTGTATTTATCTCGTATTTCTTGTGGTATTACGTCGATTTGTTGAACGCTACCATTATTTGCAATAATATTGTTTTTAATCTTTTCATTCCATAAGTCCAATTTCAATAAATCATTCATCAGGTATTTGTTCGTTAAAATAAATTCACCTGCTAATGTGCGACGACTATAAATATTACTTGTAATTGGTTCAATACATTCATTAAATCCCAATATCTGTGAGGTTGATGCGGTTGGCATAGGAGCTAATAATAACGAATTACGTAAACCATATGTTTTGATACATTCTTTCAATTCATTCCAATTATATCTTTCATTACCTGGTTCAACATTCCACATATCAAACTGTAATAATCCTTGACTAGCAGGAGACCCGGTAAATGTCTCATATGGACCTTCTTCGATGGCTAACTCACAAGAACGTTCCAATGCAGCATGATAAATTGTCTCAAAAATATCGCGATTTATTTTTTTAGCTTCTTCACTGTGGAATGGGATATTCATTAACATAAACACATCAGCTAATCCTTGAACACCAATACCTATAGGACGATGTCGCATATTACTTAGTCGGGTTTTTGGCGTTGGATAATAATTAACGTCGATAATACGATTTAAATTTCCCGCTACGACCTTTGCAACTTCGTGCAATTTATTATAATCCATTGCACCAGTTGCATCGACAAACATTGGTAAAGCAATACTTGCTAAATTACAAACGGCAGTCTCTTTATCGTCAGAGTATTCTGTAATTTCTGTACATAAATTGCTCGACTTTATGATGCCAACGTTTTTCTGATTTGATTTTTTATTCACTGCATCTTTATACAATAAATATGGTGTACCTGTCTCCATCTGTGCATCCAAAATTTGAAACCATAAATCACGTGCATTTATTGATACTCGACCACGATTTTCGTCTTCATATTTTGTATACAGTGCATTGAATTCTTCTCCATATACATCAGATAAACCTGGACATTCATCTGGACACATTAATGTCCACTTTCCATTGGCTTTAACACGCTCCATAAATAAATCGGGAATCCATAAAGCATAGAATAGATCGCGTGCTTTTAATTCTTCATCGCCGTGATTTTTTCGCATTTGTAAAAATATTTCAATGTCTGCATGCCATGGTTCTAAATAAATTGCAAACGATCCATTTCTACGACCACCACCATTGTGGACCAATCCATTATGCAGTAAATAATTATGTTCATCTTTCATTTGTAAATCATATAATACACCTTTGTATTGTTCGGTGCGAATATCTTGTATACGAGACAACAAATAATCGTTATAGCGCATAAATTTAAAAAAGTTCTTATCATTGTATTCGATATTTAACAAATCGCATATTTCTCTTGTTTTTGGAATGCGTAAACAATAAGAAATTCGTTTATTTTCAATAATACCACGTTTGGTTTCGTGAGATTCGCCTACACGATCTCGAATGTATCCGCTGGTTAAAACGCCCATTCTCATACATAAAAATCGCACTGATTCAATGAGATTGATTGATGTACTATCAAATACTATTTCAGTTGATTTATTAGTACTTATACAACCATCTGTATCAATAAGACCTTTCAGAATATTTTTTGATTTTTCGATTGGTAAATTTAACCATCTAGCTTGTACTCGCTTATCTTTTGTTTCATCATAGAAATCATTATATCTGAATGGAAGATGAATATTTCTATTCCAACGAATTCTTGTTGTATTGTTATCTACGGTTTTTTTGAATTCTACACAATTTTTCATAAAATATTCTTCCATAAAATCTGCAATATGTTTTTTATTAACAGTATGCATAGATACATATCCTGCTGAATCGGTTTTATTACACATTGAACCATCGCCTAATATAATACCATACATATAACAATCCTCTGATGTTATGCTAGAAATATCTTTTTGATACGTTGGTATTCTATACACTAACATGTCGTCTTGCGTTAAGTCCTTTGCATCGACCCATTCAATTTCACATATTTTCTTATCTAATCGGTTTTTGATAACTTTATAATTTAATCCCTTTTGTTGTCCACACAAAGCAAATACTGGATGTTCTGGTGTAATACATAGAGGATGAAGTGAATGCATACTACAAATCTCTAATATTTCGCCTTCATAACAATGTTCCAATACATTTTCTATTGTCTCTACCTCGCCGTTCAAATTATAAATTTCAGTTTCTCCTACAATACAATGTTGTATTTGCTTTGGTCCTTGAGTAGTATAAATAATGGTTTCTGGATGAACACATTGATCAATGTATTTTGCTGTGTTATTAAAAACTTTTAACATAGGAACAATACCATTGGATGTTCCATTTGTTCCGCGAATATGACTACCTGCTGCCCGAACATTATGGATATGTAATCCGATTCCACCGGCCCATTTTGAAATTAGCGCACAGTCTTTCAATGTATTATAAATGCCATCTACACTATCACCCTCCATTGCAATTAAATAACACGAACTTAATTGTGGATGGGGTGTTCCTGCATTAAATAGTGTGGGAGTAGCATGCGTAAAGTATTTGCAAGACATATAATTGTATGTCTCTCGTACTTTTTCCATATTTGCACCATGAATTCCAACAGCTACACGCAACATCATATGCTGAATTCTTTCAACCGATTTACCATTTATTTTCATTAGATATGCGCGCTCTAATGTTTTAAATCCGAAATAATCAATTAAAAAATCGCGGGAATAATTGCACATTTTTTCTAATTCTTCTCCATGGGTAGACGCAATTTGAAATAATTCTTCGCTTATTAATGGCGAATGTTTTCCATGTTTATCCATATAATCATATAATTGTGTCATTACAACTACAAATGAATCGCTGGTATTTTTCTGATGGTTTGATACTATAATTCTTCCTGCCAATGTATTATAATCTGGATGGACAGATCCCATAGATGCACATTGTTGCGCACTTAATTCGTCGATTTTGGTTGTTGAAATTTTATCATATAATTGGTCAATTACTTTCATTACTAATGCAGTGTAATTAATTTTTAATTCAGATTGTGCTTCATTTGTGGTGTCTTGTTTAGATATATTGGATAGATAACCAATTGTTCCTAAAGTTTTTATTCTATTTAGTATTTTATCAAATGCCACTGTTTCCAATGTACCATCTCGTTTCATTACGCGCATTTCTGTATCCATTTCTGCGTCCATTAGTGTATCCGAATTAGACATATTACTTAATTATATAGAAATATGTCTATATTGTTTTTTCTTAAGGTTAAACACAATTTCATTTTTTGCATTTTTCACAATCTTTGAATAAACCTGGTATGAATTTACCCAATTGTATAAGTTGAATTTCTTCGGTTTTTAGTGGTTTTTTAGAAGTTCTCCGATGTCTTCCTCGAAAGTATTCTGAAATCTTTTTATAACCTTTACCATTTTTAATTGTAACATTGCGTACCGTTTTTTTTCCGCCTATAACATAACTTTGTGTATTTTTATAAGTAAATTTATTTGTCATTTTATATAATATATAATATATAATATATAATATAATACAAATGTCTAAAGAAAGTTTGGTTCAATTATTCCATATCATATTAGTAGGAGGATTGTTTATCTATGTTGGAATTACGCGCAACGATCTACCTAAATTCATGTATCCAACTTTATTAGTTCTCGGTATTATTATTTTCTTATATCATATTTACAAATCGATTGTGAAACCACAACGTGCGTGGATAAACTATATACATATATTCTTAATTTCACCTTTATTGGTATATATTGGATACAATGGACAAGATACCCCGCGTAAATTCTTTGAATTACTTTTGATGGCTGGATTTGCTGCAATCGGATATCATGGATTTTATTTGGTAGGTAGTATATATCCTACAAAAATCACAGAAGATAAATAATCCTTACCTAAAATATAATATAAAAACATTATCTGTATTTTTATTATAATTCGAGAACATGGATATACTTACAAATGTATCGGAAACCCCCAATGATTTATGTTTTATTATGAATTTTTTTGGAAGCGATAAAGGTCATCCAATAAACGATAGCAATCATTGTTATACCCGTTTTTATCACGAGTTATTCAAACCAGTTCGTTATGAATCATTGCGTGTTTTTGAATTAGGCCTTGGAACCAATAATCTGAATTTTCCATCAAATATGGGTCCAAATGGCAAACCTGGCGCATCTTTGCGTGGATGGAAGCAGTACTTTCCAAATTCCTCTGTTTTTGGTGCAGATATTGATAGTGGTATTTTATTCCAAGAAGACCGCATTCGAACCTATCAATGCGACCAAAATGATGCAAATTCGATTAAAACATTATGGTCAAACACCGAATTAGAAGAAGGATTTAATATTATTATCGAAGATGGACTTCATATATTTGATTCCAATGTCCATTTTTTTGAAAATAGTTATCATAAATTGAAAGTAGGTGGTATTTTTATCATTGAAGATGTAATGTATTATACATTGGAACGATGGAATCAAAAAATACAAGAATGGACTGCGCGATTTCCTAATATGTCATTTCGTGTATATGTAATTCCTCATGAACGAAATCCACACGATAATACGGTTGTGATTGCAAAGAGAAATTATTGAGTATATATTTTGTATTATTTTGTAAGCATTATATATACTTAAAATATGAATAATCCTGATATGAATAATCCTGATCAATGTAGTCCTATTAACTTATTATTAGACGAAACACAAAAACGCACAATAACAGTATTAGGCAATAATATAATAAGTCCCGGATTTGGTGAATTGGCGGTAAAATTCTCTGATAATATTGATAAAATTAATAAAAATATTGAAGGATTAAAAATTTTAAAATCCCAAGAAAATGTTATTGATATAATTGAAAATAAAACTTTAGGAGGTGGACAAATAAAAAAATATGGTGGCGATGGTGAAGAAATAGATAACAATATAGAAATCATAAGCGATACTTTGCAAGCCCAAAAAATTGAGATTCAAAATAAAATAGGTAGACAAATAGTTGACATAGATGAAAAAATAAAAAAAGCAAGAATCGAACAAGCAAAAACAAATAACGCAAACATGAATAACACTGATGGTAAAAAATTATTTGGAAAAGATTTTTTTCAAGTATTTGATTTGCCGGAAGTAAATAAATTTAGTTATGAAGAAAAAGTAGCTGCAGTAAACATTATTCCTGAGTCTCTTTTAGTAGGATTAAATCCTGATGATAATTTTTGCGATGATGATAGTTTAAATAAATATATAAAAAACAAAATCGACAAAATTATCTCGGTAGGTGGTGTTATTGCGATTAATGTAAGTGTGCTACCTCTAATTATTGTAGTGCTTGGATATTTAGCAACAGGACAAGTATTACATGCTACTGCTAGTATAATTGGAGTGATTTTAAATAGTATTACTCTAAGTTTTGGTATGAATATTGACTACTTTGAGCAACTCAACGGTTTTATTGACAATGTAGACACATCAATATGTAATGCTGTTTTGTTTGCAGAAAGTAAAATAAATCCATTATATCCATATTCAAACATTGAACATTTTAGAGAAGCCCATGCACCAACAACCCACAAATTCAAAAAAATTGCTCCACCAAGCGATAATATCAGAGAAGTAAACTATGGAGGACCTGATACAGAATCACAAGCTGGTATAGAACCACCAGCAGATGCGAAACCTCCAAAGAGATCCAGTATATTCAGCAGACTATTTGGTAGTAGTAGTAAAGGTGGTAAAACAAAGAAAAATAAAAAAATCAAAAGAAAAACCAGAAAAAATAAACGAATATAATACTACTCCTACATAGCACTTTCATTTATACTTTACTATTTATAAATGAAATGAATTAAACCACGCACGTCAAATCCAGTTGTAGTTGAACATAAAATTACTGGTTTTAACTGCATAAATCTTTATATTATACCCAGAGAAAAAGTGGGGGTCTATTATTAATAGTTTTTTTTTGAAATTGGACATTTTAAAAATGTCCATTTTTTATTTTCTGAAAAAAGTTTTCCAAGGCCGTTTTTCCCATTTTTCCGAAAATCGCAGTTTTTCAGATTGGCTGCATACTACGTAATATTATTTTTATAAATAATCGGCCCTTACCATAATATTTTTTACGATTTTTCATGGTGCTTGTTTTTTCGCGGATAGTTTAGAACATAAAAATATGGACATATTGTAAAATGGGATCCATAAATCCGCAAGAAAAGCAGCATAAGTATTATAATAATATAAACCACCTGGATGTATGTAGTGAAAATAATATTATAACTGATAATATATCATGTATTCCCTGCGGAATTTTGGAACAAAAATCCCAAGTTAGTGATTTCCAAAATTCCGCAAAAAAAACAGCAATAGAATATATTTGTTCAACCTGTGATTTTATAACTTACAAAAAATACAACTATGACCAGCATTTGCTAACAAAAAAACATATATTTAATTTCGAAAACATTGTTAAACATAAAAAACAATTTCATTGTAAAGATTGTGATATATTTTTTAGTAAAAATATTGATCTAATTCGACACATGAATACGAAAAAACATTTGAAAAATATTGGTTGTATAAATATAAATAAAGTTTTTACTTGTAATATATGCGATAAAGAATTTAATAAACAATCCCTTTTGAATCGACATTTATCAAGTAAATTGCATTTGAAACAAAATGATGATAAAGATTTAAACGAGGTCTATATAGAAGAAAACAAACGAGAAGAACCTGAAAAATACCTCGATATTGTTAATAAGCTTTTATTGGAGAACAAGGATTTGCGTAATTTTTTTATAGAACAATTTAGAGAACAAAATGATATTATTACAAAATTGGTGGATTCTAATAAGTCAAACCAAATCATTACAAATACTAACAATACAATCAATGTTAATAACAATCAAAAATTTAATATCAATGTATTTTTGAATGAGCAATGTAAAGACGCAGTGAATTTACCAGAATTCATTGAAAATATAGAAATATCTCATATGGATTTGGAGAACAATGCACAATTAGGATTTGTAGATGGCATTTCCAAGATATTTTTGGACAATATAAAACAACTTAGTCTATATGAACGCCCTATTCATTGTACCGATTTGAAACGCGAGACGCTTTATATACGATGTGATGATAAATGGACGAAGGAAGATTCCATTGAAAAATTAAATACTGCAATACGCGATGTATCCTATAAAAGTATTGGGGTACTGAATGACTGGAAAAAAAATAATCCAGAGTATGAAGATATCAATTCAGAATTTTCGAATAAATGTATTGTTATGTCGAAAAATACACTGGCTGGGTATGAACGCGATACATATTATCCAAAAGTAATTCGAATTATTTCAAAAGAAACTATGGTTGATAAAAATATATAAAGTTATATTTAATTTATAATATATGGTTATGAATCCATCTGTACTAACTGTATATGAATGTCCTTTTGAGAAAAAACGATTAGGTAGAGACTATGACGGTGGATATATTATAGCTGATATTCCTGATATAAAGTATTCAATATTATTAGCAGGTGGTATTGAAACTGATATATCATTCGAGGAAGATTTTATAAAAAAATATCCAAATGTAAAGTGTTTTGCATTTGATGGAACAATCGATAAATTGCCAACTGACAATTCAAATATAATTTTTATAAAAAAAATATAGATTCTGAAAATAATGAAAATACTACAAATTTGCATGATTTAATTGATGTAAATGAATCTATTTTCGTAAAGATGGACATAGAATTTTTTGAAATACCTTGGATAAAAAGTTTATCACATGAACAAATAAATAAGTTCGAACAAATTGTAATGGAATTTCATTTTCCTTTTACAGATAAAGAGAAAGATGTTTTTGATAAAATAAATGCAACACATTATTTGGTACATTTTCATGGAAATAATTGTTGCGGGGTAAGATATCACGAAGGAGTTATTATACCAAATGTTTTTGAGTGCACTTATTTACATAAAAAATATTTTACAGACATACCAAAATTAAATACTCAACCTATACCGAGTTATTTAGATATGAGAAATGTAATAAAGAATAATGAAATATATATCAACCACGCGCCATTTGTTAATAGATAATTTTTTATATCGATATATATATATATATATGTCTGATTCACATAAATATCTTATATTTGGTCATTCTGATAAAACTGATGAAAAATTCAATTTGCCTCGAAACGTTAAACTTTTATTTGCCGCAAACGAAGGTGAAATATGTACTGTTCCAGGAACATACGAAAGTATAATAGCTGAAATTGCAACGATAAACACCGAAACCCCGCGACAAGAAGAAAATATAAATTATACCATTAGTTTTAACAATACTACTGATGGCATATATAAGTTGAATTTTGATAATGATCCTATTCTTATTCCACTTAAAAATAAATATGATACTACAAATACTTTAGAACATTACATATCATTTATAAGAAAAAGCATAGGCATAGGAGAAATCGGACCAGGTGATACTATAACTATATATTGTATTTTTTGTAGAGGTGGAAATCCAGAAGAATTTCAAACAAACTCAACAGAATTATACAACACTTATACCGAAGCCGATTCTTTCTGGGATCCGAAACAAGAATATATGGGTACAGCTTTTTTGGGAGGCACAGTAAAATGTATCAAGAAAAATAAAAAAGTTAAATCCAGAAAAAACAAAAAAACAAAAAAACGAAAACACCCGAAAATCCGAACCCTAAAAAAAATCTATAATAAATCACGCATATAGATACAAATAAATTACACTAAATTGTCTGGTAATATATCATCGAATACTAGTGTTTTATCAAATACCATTTTCAAATAACATTTCATTGCTACTTTACTATCTATCAATGAATTGTGCAATTTTTTTGGTTCAAATCCGAACAATTGTTTATGTAATTCACCCAACCTTGGTGGTTTTTTCCATGTTTTACCGTTATCCCCTTGCATATATGTATCACAAAATTTTTTTCCGATTTGCATACTGCAATGAAGTGTTATATTTTGTATTAAATTATATGTATCATTAAACATAAACGCAGCATGTGGCATTCGAACACTAAGTTCAATCATGTTTCTCTGTAATTCTAATTCTATCATTCGTCTATCAAATACGATATTATGCGCTACTACATAATCCACTGACATGTATGCCAAATAAAAGTCAACTAATGCGTCTGTTATTTCTACACCTCTTTTACACATTTCTCTTGTAATGCCCGTAAAATCGGTAATAAACTGTGATATAACAACTTTTTCTGGTACATTAATGTATTCGTTATATTCTTTCACAATACAATCTTGATTCATGTCGTATATTACAAAGCTTAATTGTAAAATATACGGAAAATCAGATATTTTATTAACTTTATTTGGATCTGTTTTTGGTAATAATCCAGTTGTCTCTGTATCAAACATCATGATACGGATATTTTTATTTTGTATATGTTTATTTTGTGGTGTAAGCATAGTTGTACTTTGCATAAGAGCTTCTTTTAAATTGGGATTCATATTAGCTATGTTATTTTATTTATTATTACTTATTATAAATAAAATCAATTTTTATCAAAAGATATTAAACCGTATTTATCATAAAATATAATCAATAATAAAATCATGACTGAAGACTCATCATCATATCAAGATGGTTATAAAAATACTTTTGTAACCAGTTTTTTTAATATATACGAAGAAGATTATGATAATAAAAAAACTATGCCATGGCGACTAGAACGATTTCGCGAAATTGCCAAAATAGGAATTCCTATATGTGTTTATGTATGTCCTTCATTGAATTCATCCATCGAAGAAGTATCCGTAGAGTTTCCCAATGTTAAAATAATGCAAGTTATACCAATCGACGAATTATGGATCGCAAAAGAATGCCGAAAAGTCCAATATTCATTACCGTCTGCTCGTAATGACGGAAAAGACATTGACCGATATTTAATGGTAATCAATTCTAAAACGGAATTTATGTGTCATGCTATAGAACAAAATCCGTGGAAATCCACCCATTTTGCGTGGATAGATTTTAATATTTCGCACGTGTTTTTTCAAAAAGAATCAACATTAGAATATTTAAAACTCATTGCACAATGTGATTTTAATCCGAGTTGTTTTGTAATACCCGGATGCTGGAACAAGTTTGATAACGTATTTATAGCACATATAACTGAAACCATATTTTGGCGTTTTTGTGGTGGGTTTTTCATTGGAGACGCAGATTCTATACAGAATTTTGACCGATTATACAAAGAACATTTTCCTGTGTTCATAAAAAATTCGCGAAAATTGATATGGGAAGTGAATTTTTGGGCATGGTTAGAATCCAATACCGAATGGAATCCAACTTGGTATTCGGCTGACCATAATGACACGATTTTAACAAATATGTCTGCATATTTTTTTACACGTTCTCTTGTTAATATTGGTTCAAATAATTATTTATATGAATATCCGAAAATTCATCAGCGTCATCCATCGTCTGCATCGTATGTATATCATAATGGAAAACATTTTTTGAATACACGATATGTTAATTATTGGTTTTATTTAGACGGAGGATATTTGTTTTATGATGGATTTAATATTATACGCACTACTAATGTATGTTCTGAATTGGTTCCGACAAATGCTTCGGGTCAATGGCCATTGATTCCAATTGATTTTAATACTATGGAAGAGACGATTGATTTAGTGAAACACGATTTTTATTCAAGAGGTATTGAAGATTTACGATTGTATTCTATTGGAGGTAAAGTGAAATACATTGCTACGACAGTAGGATATTATCATACTACAGGTAATCGTATGATAGTTGGTGAATATGATATAGAAAATCGGTGCTATAAGGATTCGCATTTGATTGAACCGCCGACTAATACATTTTGTGAAAAAAATTGGATACCGATTGTGAAAACATTAGATAATGGAGTGCAAGAAGAGTTATTTATTTATCGATGGCAACCATTTGAAATTGGAAAAATCGTCGAAAACGAAAATGGTCAACGCAAATTGGAAATTGTAATTACCAATAATAACACCCGAATCGCACCATTTTTTCATAAAATACGGGGTTCAGCACCTTTAGTAGAATATAATGGACATTTAGTCGGAGTTGTTCATTTTAGCGAAGAAAAGAAACCGCGTAATTATTACCATATGATGGTTATGTTGGATAAAGATACGTATATGCCGTTAAAATATAGTAGGCCGTTTTATTTTAATAATATAGGAATCGAGTTTTGTATAGGATTTAGTATAAATGAAAATAAATATTGGTTTTGGATATCACGATTTGACCGAGATCCTATGTTAGTAAGTATTGATGTAAATAAAATTGATATTAATTGTAATTTTATGTAAATTATTTTCTAAAAATATAGTATATAGTATATAAACATGGCGGCAGTAGTAAAAAATGATATATATGTAATATTTGATAACGAGGGAAAAAATTTAAAAGCTGTAGGTTTAATGGATGATGCAACAACAATAAAAACAAATGATTTTGTGACAGATGCAATTCCAAATGAAGCAGCTAAAAAAAATAAATCATTAAGTTATTCATTAAATTCATTAATATCAAATACAGATGAATTAAAAGTAAATGATAGCGTATTAGTTAAGGTTGTATTTGCTGGTGTTGCACAATATTTGCCAGGCAAGGTGATTGCAATTAACGCAGGTGGTGATGTTAATGTAGAACTATATGCTTACAAATCCGATAAAAGAGAATCTTCCAGCAACCAAATTACAATAACAGAAATACCATTATCAAATATAATAAAAAATATTCCAGTGAACGAAAAATATTCTATTACTGCAAGGACTACAAGATTTGAAGTATCATATATAATGAAGACTAAGGATGATGTTGGTATTACAGAAACTTATAGTAATTTTAACGCTAAAAGTACATTTAGCACATTTGACAAGGTAATAACGATAAACGATGCACCTGGCAGTAGCAATGTTCTCGAACAATTAAAATTCATAACTATACCGATATTAACAGCTGATGGAACGGATTATTTAATACAAGGTACAGGTGTTGCACAAAATGAAAGAATACCTTATTATTATACAGTAGTTAATACTTTTACGGACAGTGGACACGTAGTACGCGGTGGTAAGAAATCAAAAAACAAAACACGTAAAAATACTATGCCATTACAATTTGCTCCTGGTGCAAAACGTGCTTATTTAAAAAGAAGAAAAAGTAGTCGTAAATAAATGTTCGCAATTAGAAAAAATTGAAATAAAAAATATGTATCTATTTTATTTGTACTATATACATATTTAACTTAACTTAAACATTTTGAAAACCACCATGGTACCAACAATCATTTCAATTGAAGGCAACATCGGCTCAGGAAAAACAACGATTTTAAATCGTCTCAAAACTGAATTCATGAATCAACAAACTCAAAAAAAAATATTGTTTCTACGCGAACCCGTCGATATTTGGGAAACAGTAAAAGACAATCAAAACGAAACGATTTTATCCAAATTTTATAAAAATCCAAAGAAACATGCATTCGCATTCCAAGTTATGGCATTTTCAACACGTCTAACTATTCTAAGAGAAGCGATTCAACAAAACCCAGATGTTGAAATTATATTGTGCGAACGATCTTTAGATGCAGATAAAGAAATATTTGCGAAAATGTTGCACGATGATGGAGTAATTGAAGATACCGATTACCAAATATACAATATGTTTTACAATGAAATTACAAAACAACCAGAAGTGAAACAATTGTCAGGAGTTATTTATATCAATGCAGAACCCGAAGTATCATTTGAACGAACGAAAATCAGAGCACGCGACGGTGAATCAACGATAACCTTAGGATACTTGACAGAATGCCATGCGTATCATGAAAAATGGATTGGTGATAAAAAACAAGCAGATTTAAACTATCCTGTATTAAATATCAACGCAAATGGATTGATTTCAGAAGAACAAATCAATTCTATTTTCGAATTTATACATAGGTTCCAATAAAAATAAGCGCGCTTAAACATTTGCGTTTGTTTCTTCAACACCTGGTTATTATTTAACTCTTATAAAGTCTTATATAATATTTTCTCTCTATTATCTATATATATATATATATATATATATGGAAAATACTAATATAATTGATACGTTATGTATTCCTGCTAAATATTTTTTAATAATAATAGCAACTTATGTTGTATTTAATTTTATATTTCAATTCTTTTTTAATAAAAAATTTAAAAATAAAGATATAAAAATACAAATAGGCGCTTTAATTTTTATATTATTATTAATTTTAGGATGGACATCTATTATCAATTTTTTTTGTAATATTAAACAAAACTATATTACATGGTTATTATTTGTAATACCAATATTCTATATTTTATATAAGAAATTTATTGTATTTTCAAAAAAAATATAATTATAATATAAATGGCGATAGATGATATAAAAAAATATATTGAAAAATTGTGTACTCCTACTCAATTTTATTTGATTTATATGTTTATTTATTTAATTTATATGTTTTTTAAAGGAACTTCTAGCAATAAAAAAATTCCATTGTTTTCAATATTAAGCATCAAAGTATTAATTATTATTGGCTGGGCTTCTATTATTAATTATTTTTGTGATAATGCTGATAATTATATTTCGTGGGGTTTAGCGTCAATACCTATATTTTTTAATTCACTTCGCATTGTATATCATTGATACAAAATAGTAATACAATTGTAATAAAACGGGCGTTTTAATTGAGAAAAGGTGTAAAAAATACATAATGAGAAAACAAGAAAGAAAAACTTTGTAAATAAAAAATTCCAAGTGTATATAACTTGGAATTTTTTAGGTCGCACTGGGATTTGAACCCAGGTTAGAGGATTCAAAGTCCTCTGTGCTAACCGCTACACTATGCGACCGTATTTATATAATTTATAATACCAGTTTTCTAGACCACGTCATTTTTCACGATTTTCTAGACTGGGTTTATTTTTTCTACCACCTCTACCATTGTATTATCAACAGTATGCGATGCAGACGGATACAACGGTCGAAACATATAACTGCCAATATTTGTACCCGTATATTTATCTATAATATTCTTTAAGTAATTATTTTCGAATATTCTATCTTTTTCAGGTAAATAGAATTGATGATGTAAAGTACTGTATTTATTAACATTATATGAACCCATTCCACTAGGCATTGTCGCATTTGGTAAGTCTCTTAATTGAATAAACTTAGCAAATGGTATATGGTTTCCAAATGGATATTCAAACCCATCGAAAATACCGATTTTTTTACCAGACATTTGATTAAATTTCGATATGGCTTCAATGTAATAAGTTTCACCTTTAACCAGATCGTTTTCAGAAATTAGTTTCATATTATTGTTATTGTTCTATTATTATATTTTGGATAATTCATAAAATAAAAATCAATTTTGCAATTTATCGCAATACCCGTGGTGGTTTATATCGCAAAATATCCGGCATTTGTTTAATCAGCGCATTCTGTTTGGTTGGGAATTCTTCTGCCCCATAAATGTCTTGCAGCAACAACCATTCAAATAATCCACCCGGGTACATATAAACATCTTTAAATCCTAACCGACATAATTGTTTGTATTTTTTTTCAACCGAAAGATCATTCGCGTTTTTGCCATAAATAATAATCGGTACATCGGGTGTATTATAATCATTTAACTGAGCGTTTATTACATCTTCTTCTGTATCCGGTGCAATCGAAGTTTTTATCAAAACATCTTGGTCATTAGAAGGAAGAGTATTAATCAATATATGTTTTGTTGGATTTTCGATTGCAAATTTGATATCTTCAAAACCAACTGTGTTAGTAATTTGTCTAGGTTTTATAAGAAAATTAAACATGTTAATATAAAAATTGAATTAAATAATTAATTATATTAAACATAATATCTTTATTCAGTTTTTATTATAATCTACCAAGGAATCAACCAACAATGGATTTAAAACAAACCAAACTTACGAAAACCGAGTGGAATAACACTGAGGTTCCTGTATCAGATGATGAAAAGCGGGTTTTAAAACTCATTCGAGATGGATTTAAAGATGTTAACATAAAATACAACGTGAATTCGTCTTTATTTCAGATTGTGAAAATCGATATCAATTCCGAAAACGAGTCATATTTGTATAAACAGTATTTTGACAAAGAAATTCAAGAAATGTTGAAAATATACGGAATGAATACGATTGGTACAGCTAAATTCATTACAGATATTAAACAAAATGCAAAACCACCAAAAAAAGTAGATATTATGCGAATTCAAAATATGAATTCCAATATAGATTCAAATCGTCCAATGATATTTGAGTTTATTCTATTAGACCTATGTAAAAATATATTAAAAACATTGTATGAAAAATCAACACAATATGCTTTGTCATTATATACAATTATTCAATTAAAAAAATGTACTATTCCAAATATAAACAAATATGTAATCCAATTCAGTAATATTGTTGTAGAATATGCAAACAAACAGACTACTTTATCAAATATTATACATCATGCATATGAATTCATTGAAAAAAACAAGGTCTTATTAAAATACGAAGATATGTCTTTGTTTGCACATCAAAAAGAATTATTCACGATATTCAAACAAACTCCAGAAACGCCCAAATTAGTATTATATATTGCGCCTACTGGAACAGGTAAAACATTATCGCCAATAGGATTGTCTGAAAAATTTCGTGTAATCTTTATATGTGTATCTCGACACGTAGGATTAGCATTAGCAAAGTCGGCGATTAGTATGGAAAAGAAAATTGCGTTTGCGTTTGGTTGCGAAACCGCTTCTGATATTCGTTTGCACTATTTTGCAGCAGCAAATTATACGGTTAATAAACGATCTGGAGGTATTGGAAAAGTTGATAACAGTAATGGAAACAAAGTAGAAATTATCATTTGTGATGTACAATCTTATTTAACTGCAATGCATTATATGTTGGCATTTAATAACGAAACAAATATCATAACTTATTGGGATGAACCTACCATAACTATGGATTATCCAGAACATGAATTGCACGCAAAAATACACCAAAATTGGGTAGAAAATAAAATATCGAAAATGGTATTATCTTGTGCAACTTTACCGAATGAAAACGAAATGGTAGATACCATTTTGGATTTTCGTGAAAAATTTGAAGGCGCAGAAATCCATTCTATTCATAGCAGTGATTTTAAGAAAACAATTTCAGTTTTGAATAAAGATGGACGCTGTGTTTTGCCTCATTTGTTATATTCTGATTATAATGAAGTAATCAAATGTGTAGAACATTGTAATGATAATAAGACGTTATTAAGATATTTTGATTTGTCTGAAATTATTCGATACATTGAACATGTATTACAAATAAATGCGATTGATGACGATTACAAAATCGATTCTTATTTTACAAGTATATCGGATATAACAATGAATTCTTTGAAGTTGTATTATTTAGAATCGTTGAAACGGTTGGATAAATCAAAATGGCAATCAATTCATCAATATTTAATTACAACACAAACACTTAAATATCCAGATAATAGTCCAAAACCTGCTTCGAATACTCTAAGAAGAACCCAGAGTGTTCAGGTAGAAAAACCGTTGCATTATCCAAGTGATTCTATAACAAAATCACAAAGCGTGGATTCCGTACAACAAAAACCTCCATCTTCTGCGACAGGTGGCATATTAATTACTACCAATGACGCGCATACTCTGACAGATGGACCTACTATATTTATCGCAGAAGACGTAGAGAAAATCGGAAAATTCTATATTCAATATTCGAAAATTCCAATTACTGTATTGCAAAGTATCACCGAAAAAATCAATATAAATAACGAAGTCCAACAAAAATTATCAAAAGTACAGCAAATGATGGAGGATAAAATGACGTCTCTATTAGGAGGAGGAGGTGGTGCGAATGAAGACGATGGGCGTAAAAAAGATAAAAAATTTAAAAAAGATGATCGATTAGAGGAAAATAACAAAGATATTGCTCGTATGGTCCAAGAAATCGAAATGTTGCGAAGTCAAATAAAAAATGTTAATTTAGATAGAAAATATGTACCAAATACTACAGAACATCAAAGTGCATGGACTGAAAAACCAACACCGAATGCATTCATTCCAAGAATAGATAACGAAATTACGCGTGAAATCATGGAATTGGATGTAGATAATGATATGAAAATGCTACTATTGTTGGGTATTGGCGTATTTGCTACAAATATTAATACTACTTATATTGAAATAATGAAACGATTGGCATACGAACAAAAATTATATGTAATTATTGCTTCCTCCGATTATATTTATGGAACCAATTATTCGTTTTGTCATGGTTTTATTGGTAAAGATTTGACTCATATGACCCAACAGAAAATCATTCAATCGATGGGTCGTATTGGGCGAAATAAGATGCAGCAGGAATATACTATCAGGTTTCGCGATGAAGAGCTATTGAGGCGTTTATTTACTAAGATAGAAAATAACATGGAATCTGTTGTTATGTCCAGGTTGTTTTCAGGTAGCAATCCATAATACCTTATAAAATACTATACAAAAAAATAAAAAATAGATACATATAGTATCTATTTTTTTACTTGAATTAAAAAATTATATATAATATAAAACCGGATACACGAAACCAGCTAATTAGTTTATTTATGTTTTTATTAAATCAGAATAAATTTTTTCGAATTCCTCTGATCTAGGATCGTTTTCGTTTTTTAACTCATCAATTGTTTCTTTCATAAAAACTGTTATATTTGTATCTGCAATGTCTCCTTCTTTAATATATAAAATTGTAGTATCCGCACCTTTTTGTAATAAATATTTAGTTAAATTTACTTTTTTTGATACAACTGCATAAAATAAGGGTGTAAAGTCATACATTTGTGAGTTGATATCTGCACCTTGGTCTAATAAGAATTCTGCCATTTCTACGTTGTCGCCGTGTATAGTCTCTAATCCAATGTTTAAATAATCCCTCTTCAGATTTGGATTTTTTGTAAGTAATTCTTCATGGTCTTTCAGAAATTCTTTAACATCTTCTACATCACCTGAAGCTACTCTTTTTAATAGTTCTTGTTCTAGATAAAGTTTTTCTTCTTCTGTATATTTGGTTTCGCCACCTCTTTTTTTTTGTACTAAATTTCTTTTAGTTTTACCTCCTCGTTTTTGTACTAAATTTCTTTTAGTTTTACCTCCTTTTTTTTGTACTAAATTTCTTTTAGTTTTACCTCCTCGTTTTTGTACTAAATTTCTTTTAGTTTTATTATTCGTCATATATATATATATATATATATTACATAACATAACATAACATAACATAAAGGCATCTAACGATAAGCAAAATGAAAGGAATACATAAAAAAACGAACAAAGAAATAAAAATATTACATATAATTAAGCTTTCTTCAAGTTATCGCGTAAAAGTTCATTTCGCATATTAACACTGGCACTATCTGCGACTTCACGATCATCAAAATTAATAGTTTCCTTAACACCAATAAGATTACCATCTTCGTTCAATGATTGAGTTAATTTATTACCACTCTTCTTTGCAAGTTCAATATTTTCTTTAATGGCTTTTTGTTTTGTCTCTTTAATACGACGTTCGAATTCTTCTTTCGCTTTAGCCTCGTTCTTGAGTTTTTCACTGTGGAGTTGGTTCAATTCTTCTTCCATGAATTCAATGCGACCGGTTTTGTAAGCATCTGGATCCCAAGGAATCCACATACCAACTGGTCCAACAAAAATATCGTGGTTTGGGTCAACCTCACGGATTTTCTTGCATCTCATTTCAGCCTCTTCTTGGGTATTATATACACCTCGCAGTTTCAAGCCACGAACTGAAGTTTGAAATGCATGGGAACGATTGAATTGTTCGCCTAATTTATCTTCATTTTTATCCATGAATGTTTTGAAATCATCATCTAATGTTGTTTCGCGTAATTTAGTCTCTTCTTCTTTCACAAATTCATTAAAATCGGATACAATATCATCAACCTTTAGGTTATATTTGTAAGATAAAAAGTGTAAAAAATCTAATGTTTTACCCATTGATTTATTGAAATCCCATTGTTTTAAGAATTCTTCAAACATAAATAACTCACGTTTTTTTAATATTTTTTCAGGAGAAATAAAAGACATACATGCAAATTTTTGACCGGCGATAGGTGAATCTTCGTCGCATAAATCAATGTATTTAGGGTTAAGTTCGCCATTCTCTAAAACTTTTCTTTCAAAACCAGACATTTCAAATAATATAGATGTATAAAAAAATACTATTTAAGTGTTTTAGAATGAATATATTTATTGAATAATTTATATTTAGCAAAATTTTTTTGTTATACTATAATATATATAACAATGGGCTTCGATTTAGGTGAACTTATCAAGAGAGCTATCAAGTACTTAGTTGAAGGTATCATGGTAGCTATCGCTGCTTATGCTATTCCAAAAAAATCCCTTAACGTTGAAGAAGTAGTAATCATTGCTTTAATGGCATCTGCCACTTTTGCAGTCCTTGACGTTTTCGTACCAACCATGGCCTCATCAGCCCGTGGTGGTGCAGGTTTCGGTATTGGTGCCAACTTAGTTGGTTTCCCAAGAGGTCTATAATTTTATAGATTTAGAACCAAACATAAAAAATAATATTATAACGACTTGTAATATTATTTGAAATAATTTGATTGAAAAGAACTAAACAGTAGGATGATATTCCCAATCTAAATCTTTGCAGACTTTAGCCCAGATATGGTCTTGTTCGATTTGTTTTTCACGGTCTTTCATTAGCGGAATATAAGGCAAATATTGTGTTTGGTCTAACAATACACATAATTGGTATAATGTATAAGTATAATTAAAAAAATTAGTACGATTTGCGGGACAATGAATCGCCCACGGTTTTTGAATTTCAATAAACAATATACATAACGTTTCGTGTAATTCTTCGCTCATAATTGGAGGGCGAATACCGAAAATAGAATTAATATATTGAATATGTTCAAAGTATTTATTGTATCCTAATTTACGCAATATATCTCGCATTTTATCATAATTCAATTCTTCAGCTAAATTTTGTATGCGTTCTTTTTTGATACGATTACGAATGTCATTAATTACATTTTCCGGAATTTGGGTTGTTTCTTTTGCTTGAAATTGAGATAAAATTTCTTTAAAATGGTTTAATCGTATATATGCAGTGTAGGATACTTCATTTGGTGGTTCTTTATTCGATGGTTTCGAACTATCCATAATGTAATTTATGAATTTGCTACATTTGGGATTATTACATAACATGATACCTTCTTCGTCCTGTGGTATCATTTCGCCCGTTGAACAAAATACGCAAATATCCGTTGGAATTACAAAATCATGTATATTGGTAATTTCATTATTAACGTTTTTCCAATAATTTATAATAGACTGTTTAGATATATCAGTTTTATCGGTTTTATCATCATCTTCATTTTTATCTTTAATTTTAAAGAACGAGTTGAGAACATTCACATTTTTAGTATCTCCACTTGATATATTCTTTTTAGCTTCAAAATAGTTAAAAATATGTTTAGAATTTTCTAACAGATATTTTTTTTTATTCGATTTGAGAACTTTAATCTGAGCATTAATTGCATTGATTTTATCATGTAATTCCATATATTCTTCGATTTTTGAATTTGTAAGAGTTTTTGCTTTCTTTTTAAGATTTACCTTTTCTTCGAGCAATTTTGGTATTATTACAGTTTCATTGTGTTCGAATTGCTCCATTAATTGACTATGTTTTTTGTCAATTGTATGGATGGATGGATCATTTTTTCGATTCATTATATTAATTTAGCAGTATTCAATTATATGTTTTGTATATTATAATTTCTATATATATTTTGAGTTAAAAATACTTTTAGTGTTATTTTTTCTATTTTATATTGGTTGAATTCTATATAGATTTCAATTTCATTTAGGGGTAATGGAAAACGCAAATATAATAAAAATAGATTCTGCCATACAACAAAAAATGAAATTTATAATGAATGCTTTAGAGAATGGTTGGAGTGTTAAAAAAATAGAAGACCAATATATTTTTACAAAAAAGCATGAAGGTAGGCGCGAAGTTTTCATGGCGGATTATTTAGAGAAATTCATTGAAAAGAATATGGGTTTATAATATATTGATATTTCGGTTTATGACATTCCTTATTATGGAATGATATTTAGACATTTTATATTTATATTAATACAAATATAAAAATAAATTAATTAATTGTGTTATTTTTGAAATTTTTTTCTTTAGCTATACTATATATACAAAAATGGGTGGAGCTCTAATGCAATTAGTCGCCTACGGCGCACAAGACGTTTTCCTTACTGGTACTCCTGAGATCACTTTCTGGAAGGTCTCATACCGCAGACACACAAACTTTGCTATGGAATCAATTGAGCAAACTTTCTCAGGTCAAGCTGATTTCGGTCGTAGAGTTACCTGCACTATCTCCAGAAATGGTGATCTTGCATACAGAACCTACTTACAAGTTACTCTTCCAGAAATCAACCAATCTATGGCTGCCGCTGGTGAAGGTGTATATGCTCGTTGGATGGATTTCATCGGCGAACAACTTGTTGCCCAAGTTGAAGTCGAAATTGGTGGTCAAAGAATCGACCGTCAATATGGTGATTGGATGCACATCTGGAACCAAGTTACTTTAACCAGTGAACAACAAAGAGGTTATTACAAGATGATTGGTAACACCACTCAACTTACCTACATCACTGACCCAACCTTCGCTGATATCAATGGTCCTTGTGCTGCTGCTGGTGGTCCAGCCCAAGTCTGTGCACCTCGCAGGGCCCTTCCAGAAACCACACTTTACATTCCTCTTCTTTTCTGGTTCTGCAGAAACCCAGGTCTTGCTCTTCCATTAATTGCCCTTCAATACCACGAAGTTAAGATCAACCTTGATCTTAGACCAATTGGTGAATGTCTATGGGCTGTTAAGTCATTAACTGATACTACCGGAGCAACCGTCTCATCAGTTCAACCATACCAACAATCCCTTGTCGCTGCTTCCCTTTATGTTGACTACATCTTCCTTGATACCGATGAACGTAGAAAGATGGCACAAAACCCACACGAATACTTATTCGAACAACTTCAATTCACTGGTGATGAATCAGTCGGTTCATCATCCAACAAGATCAAGCTTAACTTCAACCATCCTTGCAAGGAGTTAATCTGGGTTGTCCAACCTGATGCCAACGTCGATTACTGCTCATCTTTAACATCAAACACCGTCCTTTACAGAACCCTTGGTGCCCAACCATTCAACTACACTGATGCCATCGATGCTCTTCCAAACGCCATCCATGCTTTCGGTGGTCCTCTTGAAACCTCAGGTTCAAGCGCATTCATCAATGCATCTGGTCTTTTCCAAATGGCTGGTGCTATTGATGCTGCCTCAACCAACGTTAACACCACTGGTCAATGGACTTCAGCTAATACAAAAATGGCACCTTTCACTGATGCTCAAGGAAGTGGATCATCTGTCTCTGATGCCGGAACATTCGTTCTTGCTGAAACTGCCCTTGACATGCACTGTTGGGGTGAGAACCCAGTTGTCACCGCTAAGCTTCAACTTAACGGCCAAGACAGATTCTCTGAGCGTGAAGGTTCATACTTCGACGTTGTCCAACCATTCCAACACCACACCCGTGCCCCAGATACAGGTATCAACGTATACTCATTCGCCCTTCGCCCAGAAGAGCACCAACCATCTGGAACATGCAACTTCTCAAGAATTGATAACGCTGTTCTTCAACTTGTTCTTTCATCAGGAACTGTTGCCGGTACTGCCACTGCCAAGGTCCGTGTCTATGCCGTTAACTACAACGTATTGAGAGTCATGTCAGGTATGGCAGGAGTAGCATATTCAAATTAAAAGTAATTAATCAAATAACTAATTTAATTAAAATTAAAATAATATAAAGAATACATGTTATAAATAAATATAACATATATTATGTTAAACCAACCATTATGTCCACCTACTTACTCATTTGACGATGAATTAAATTGTAATATTATTACATACAACGATAGAAAGTATTATATTGATTGCCATGACTTTATGAAAATATTAAATTTCAAAAAAAATTTCATTTACGATGAAAATTATGACTATCCAAATTACAATTCGAACTATAAAAAATACTTTTTAATAGAATTTCTATACGGGTTTGATATAGAAAATACTAATTATGTATTCAATAATAATAACAAATATGATTTGCGAAAAAGTAATGTAGTTCCATATCATAAATATCATGATGAAATTGAAAAAAAACACAAAATAATTAAATATATTAGAGGACATATAAATGAACTAGGCAATTCTGCAAATCAAATGAAAAACCCGTTATGGATTGTAGAAGAAAATGGACAAAATATCATATTAATGTATTGTGAAAAAAATACAATTGTAAAATTATGCGAAAAATCATACAACGAAATTTTGGATTTTGAAGAAAGAATAAACGAAAAATTAACTTGGTATTTATTACAAAATGGTTATGTATGTAGTCGTATCCCAAAAGATGGAGGTATATTATATATTCATCAAATAATAACAGGTTGTTATGGTAATGGAAAAGGAACTGCGGATATTAGTGTCGATCATATTGATAGAAATCCACTTAATAATACATACGATAATTTACGTATAGCGACACGAACAGAACAAGAACAAAATTCAACCGGCATTATGCCAGGAACTAAACGAGGGCGTCAAAAAAACGCAAGACCATTACCTGAAGGCATTGAACAATCTATGCTACGTAAATATGTTGTATATTATCAAAATGTATATAATAAAGAAAAAAAATTGAGCAGAGAATATTTTCGCGTAGAAAAACACCCAAAATTGCAGAAAATATGGGAAACGACAAAATCTGAAAAAGTTTCGATAATGGAAAAGTTGCGACAAGCTAACAAAGTTGTTGATGATTTGGAAAACTATATATATCCGGAAAAAAACCATCGAGAATTACCAAAATATGTATCTATTGTCTTTTCCAGAAACAAAGAACAACTATGTTATGATAAACGTGTTGATGGAATATCCAAAAATTTAAAAATGGTATTACCTATAGAATATGATATAGACGAACAAATCAAAATTTTCAACGAAAAAATAAAGGGAAAATATCAGGGTGAATCTATAATTACGTGATATATAATAGATTTTTTACATCTTTTCGCAGTTAAAATGCCCTTTTAATTCTGTTTTACCTCTCTTCTTTTTGTAATATTTACCTTCTTCGCCACATATAGCATTTCCACTTCTTGCTGTAGAACAATAATAGTAGTCATCTATATTAATAGTACCACTAACTAAAAAATTTGCTTTGCCTTGACTCGTCGGACAAAGAAAACATTTACTATGTTTACCACTATCATTATCTGGTATAAAATATTTACAATTAATACATAGTTTTGGTTTAATATTCTCTAAAGAAATAATTGGTAGAATAACAGAGCAAATAATTAAAATAATATAATTCATTATAATACAAACATAATTATTTATTTTTAAGTAATTTATATAGTTAATATATGCGTTTATATGGATGAGAAATGTGGTAAAATACCCAAAATACAAATAATAAAACAAAAATTCGAATAAAAGAATATAAAAAATGATTACTACCTACATCATCTATATTCTATGTCTTTGTCGGCAAATAATCATTGTTATACTCAAAATGAGTTATTATTAAAAAATTTAATGAAATTTTATGAAAATCGCGAATATTTGAAGCGAATGACCTGTATAATTAACGGCGAATCTAAAATATCACTTCGTATTGTAGATTGGTTTGTTACTAATTTTGCAAAGAAATTCTTTACTGTGTATGAAATACAAGATGTTAATACCGAACCAATAAGATTCAAAGTATACAATAGTTATAAATTAAAGCTTAAGGCATATAGCAAACGTAATTTTGACCCATTCTGTAGATGGGAAAGAATTACAGTTCCATATGACGATGAAAATTATATGGAGACAACTATTGGACAATTGAATTTTTTCAAATGGGCGATTGAGAACAAGATCTTAGATTTTATTGAAGACAACTACGATATAATAGAGAGTGATATGAATGCACGAAATACTACTTCAAAACGCAAAGTATCTTTAGACGATAATTTAAAAACTAGGAAAAAGCGCGAAGAATTATCTATATCTGCGTGTAAGTGTATTAAGAAAGAAACAGTTAAGATTATAGTTAAGTTCAATTAAGGTTTATTTTTTATAAACATTTATATTATTATTTTATAATATTATTATAAATGAATTCAGTTAAGATAGACGACATTCGCAAAAAAGTTTATCAACAAATAGAAAAAAAGAAAGGTGTTATGCAAAATCCGCAAAATAAGAAGCAAGATTTTATTAATATAACATATGAAAACTATGAATTCAAATATAAAGAAAATGATTTTATAATTTTTCTTATTGATACAAAATATTGTATTGGAAAAATAATTTATATATATAAAAAAAATAATAGTATTTTGACGGCATTAGTTAAAACAATTGAACTACAATCAAAAGTATTATTAAATGAAGGAGTTATGCATCGTATTGGTTTTGCAAATATGGTAAATGTTAAAGAAACTGAAATGTTTATAAATAAGTATGAAGAAATAGATTCTAATTCTACTGTTTTTCCATTAGCACTTTTTTGTAAAATATCAACAGATGTAAAACAAAAATTAATAGGTGTATTCGAGATTGACGATGAATATATACAAAAAATAAATATACATTCAGTTGATAATTATAAAGATAAAATAAATATTAGTAAATATTTTGAAAATATTTCACCATTTAATATGATTGATAAAGATACAATAGAAAACTATTTTAAGAATTATACTGATTTTGATGAAGATTTCAAGGAATTATTAGGAGAAATAGAAATAAGTGAAGATGATAATAATAAAATTAAAGAATTGTTGTTAGATAATAATAGTAATCTACCTACACCACCATCAGCACTACAGCCAGCACTACCGTCGGCACTACCGCCAGTGCCGCCAACAGGTAGCAACTCCGTTCATGTTGATGAATATGCTAATTTTGAAGAAATTCTTGAAATATTTGAAGACAAATACAATATAAATGTCAAATCCATGGAAGAAAAATTAAATAACTTGAATAAATTGCCGATTGAACTCAACCCAAAATAATTTTTTATATGTATATCATTCGCCACAATCGTTAAACATACAATAATAATGTCATATTCAATAATATAATTGAATATGGCTGAAATGGATAATGAGCATTTTATAATTGCTTGTATACGTATTCCTATGAAATTATTTAAAAATGGTAAATATGAAATTAAAAAAGAGCTTGCTAATATTCAATTTGAGAATTGCAATGAATTGCCAGAAAAAGGTAATTTAGAAGAATGTAATTTGAATTCTATATTTGATAAATTTTGTATGGTTAACACAAATATTCAACATAATATATTAACATCTCAACAAGAAGAACCGGAAGAACCGGAAGAACATGAAGAAAAACACAAAGAAATACCATCTATGTACGTATTGAATACGGAATTACAAGAAAAAAAACATTATAAAAATTATAAAAATAGCACTTTCAAAAAGAAAAGAAAAGATGAATTAAATAATTTTTCTAAAAAAAGTCGAAAATAACATCTAAAACATATACCTTTCAGTATTCGATACATTCAATGGTTCCGGCATAACTAATTCTACACGGTCTATTATAGATAAACTTTGGAGTTCTCTCAAATTAGCATCAACATCCTTAAATTTAGGTTGAATTTCAGGTAAAGGTTTAACTAAATTGGTGCTACCAATTCCAAATAATTTAGATTCAATATCACATGCATTAAACGCCATAACTTCTCTTGCAGTTTTTGCACCCAATAATCCATCTCCCGGATGAAATGATTTATATGGAATGCAGTATCCGTGGTATTGAACATAGGATGAATGTATATCATTATCTCGGTTTAACAATAAGAAATCACCTCTTGTATGTAATTGATCAGCAAAATAAGATTTGTATGGTATCCCGCATCCTTGATCGATGTTGTAAAACATTTGCCCTAGATTTGCTCGATTTTCTAATTCAAAATTACCATTTGTATTTTTATTACGTGTAGATGCCATTTATTATGTACTTATTATATTATGTATATAATATAAATATAATATAATAGTAGCCCAACCTAATATATTTTATTTCTCATGTTTACAAAATTTATGTTTTCACGAGTGAAAGAATCAGGATTTTTAAAAAAATCAGCTAAACATAAATGAAACAAATGAAAATAATCATAAGAAAAAATAACAGCTAATCCTATATTTGGATCCACTGAAATCATTTTTGATGCAGCGATTTCGTATAATTCTTGGAATAAAGAATTGTCTTTGGTTTTCTCATAAATAGTATCTAATCCTTCAACCATAGCATCAGGATCATACATAAATTCGTCTTTCGTCTCCTCGTCTAAATCTTCATTCATTTTACTCCAATCCGGTTGGCTTCTTTCAGTATCCATATTGAATACTTCACGCAGACATTTGCGATATTCAAAATTGTTTGTATAATGAATTTTATGATCTATATTGTATTGCATGGTATAGTATGAAATACAATACAATATTTATATAAGTTATTCAAAATATTTGTTAAAAATATTTGTCAAATTATTTTTTATAATAAGTAGTATCATTTGCGACTTCGCGAGATGGTAATCCACCGCGAACCCAACCGTCTAATGCCGCTTCTTCTACAGAGTAATTTGGATTAGTAACGCGATCCTTAACACTATCCATTAATGGATAATTACTATATTCGACGAAACTCTTATCCATAATAGTAGATGTACTTTTCATATCGCGAACGGTTTCACCTTGCTGTAGTTGTGATTCTAATACTGGATTACTTGACCCTCTTCCTAAATAAGGAACAGTTGCAAACGGACGTTGATGTAATTGTAATTTTTCAAATTCGCGTTGTTGTTCTGGTTTAAGTAATAGAAGAGAATCAAAATCGACTACACTTCCAGGCAAACCACTTCCACCACCAGTTCCTCTAAAATTAATGGAAGGTGCTAAAGTAGCAAACTCAACATGAGAATTTGATAAAAGTCCATTATAATGATCATTTAACATGTAATTTGCATATCGAGTGTTTGTAATATTTCTCTGTGTGTTATCAACAGAGTCGGAACCAATTCTTCCCATATTATTAAAAAAATAATCACTTGTATTACTCATAGTATATAATATAGTAGAATACATAATTTCAAGTTAAATATATTTAATTTGAAATTATTAGATAATGTTTTTAATATTTGTTGTATCTATCTAGATTCCTAGCACATGCAAACAAATTACCTTCTTTACAAGATATCATTGAACCGTATGCAAATTCAGCAAATCCGGTTTGATCATTTGGAATTACAGTACTTGGATTGGATGTAAATTGGCGAAGTGATTGTTCAAATACAAATTGTTCTCCTAAATCTTTGAAAAGTTTATCAGAAATATCTGGTTGGTCTGGATTTAATTCACTTACTAACTGCTTGGCTTCTTCTAAAATACTTTTATTGATGTTTTGATTGAATGATGGTGGAGCAGGTTTTTTATTAGGATTGTATTCATAGTCTGTAATTAAAACATTACTAAAAGGATTTGTTGAAGATGGTTTATCAAAAACATTTTCCTTAGAAATACCATATTTTGCAATTACTTCATCTCCTTGGTTCTCGAAATGTTCTTCTATAATTTTTTTATCTTTATCACTTTCACGTTGTTGATAATAGTGAAGTAAAAATATGGCTAATAATGTAATTGCTGAAATAAAAACTAAACGAAAACTACGTGATAATACAAATCCTATTATCGTTAAGACTATGATACTTCTGGTTAAAGCATTTAATTTTTGTTCGTAAGTCATATCTTCTATTGGAAAGAATTCTAAAATGTATTTACTTTGAAATAATACATTTGGGTTTGTTCCCCAAAATGGTATTTTAACTTTATCTTCTTTATTTTCTTGATATGCTAATATATTGTTGGAACTATCCATATTTTGAAAAAGAGACATTAGATCTATATATATGTTCTTTATATTTTCGTTTCATATTATTCGTAATAATTTATGCTAAAGACAATATAAATACTATGAAAAAGTTATTTAAAAATTAAACTTGTATTATGATTACTTGGTATAATGGTTAAAAATGTATTTCTATTACCACTCGGTGAAACTGTTAATTCTATAATAATCCCACAAATTTTAAATCTGAAATCATGGTGTGATAAAAATGAAAGTGTAATTCTTACAAGTGTTGGTAATAATAATACGTGTATTATTAAAAATATTCTTTCTACTCTTGGACACGGAATAAACAATCCAGTTCCATCAAAAGAAATCGATTATTATATTATCGTTGACAAAGATATTGTTTTTACAGAAGATCACTTAGAATTATTATCTAATACAGAACATCCTTTTGTATGTGGTTGGAAGTCTACAAATGGTGATAATGGAACTAAAATAGTAGTCGCAGGTAAATGGGACGAAGAATTTTATAAAGAAAATGGTAGTATGCCGGTAATATCATATGAAGATTTAGCTAACGTAGAAAAAAACGATCCGAATAGTCTAATAGAGGTAGATTATTCGGAATTTGGGTTTGTTCGCATTCATCGTAGTGTTTTTGAAAGAATGGAATATCCATTTTTTAGATTAAATCTACACCAAATTAATGATAATAAATTCGATTTGATATCAGATGATATCAGTTTTTGTTTAAATTGTACTAAAGATACTGGCGTCAAACCGTCCATTTTGGCAGGTTTACATGTAAGTAGTTTATCGTATGTTAAAATTCCATAATCTATCGAATAAATCGAGATATGATAATAGTATACTGTTTGTAATATTATCATACTATAGCTTACGTTTAATGCATTTATTGTCGATTTGAAATGTATCGCATTTTTCAGATTGTGGTATTATTTTCAAAATACATTTTGATTTTTCACCATACAATGGCTCTACGCAACCCTTCTCATTTTCTTGCTCAGTATTAATCTTGTGTTGTCTTAGTATATCTTCCATTTCTTGAATTGATTTGGTACATCTAGACCTAAAATGTTCATACCGTTCGCGAACCATATCATATGTTAAACCAGATTGTTTATTTAACATTGTATTAATTAATTCATGTAAATCATATACATATTTGGAGAACGTAGCTCTCGATTGCATATGTTTCATTTCAAGTGGTAATTTTTTAAAATTCTTTAATAGGTTCTTCCTACATTTGCCACATGGTAAAGTCCATTTTAAACTTAATATAAAATTGCGATAATGAGTTTTATCTTCTTTAGACGGTTTAACTGGATAATTAAAACTCATTGTATGAAGCAAATGCCATGCACTTGGACCCCATACACTAGTAAGCATTCCGTCATTACTTTGATAATCAGTTTCACTGTATGGTTTTTTAATAGTTATGTTATGTTTTTTTGAATTTCTCTTAACTGTTTTTCTCATATTGATAAAGAGTATAAACGAATATAGTTTTATATAATAATGATAAATTTATAAATACTGATTTTTATATTTTGTTAACAAAAGAATTAGTTTATATCAATATTTTAATATATAAACAATATATACAAATAAATGTTAAACGTAGTTAATTTGATCCTAAAGTATATTCGTCCATACAGTAATTATATACTAATATTTGTAATAATTTTCATATTTATTGCTGCTTCAATTTATGCATATAAACTATTTGCGGCTTCTAAAACATCTGAAAATAAATTTAAAGATGTAGCAAACTCTACTTCACGCGATAAAACTGCTGATATATACTTTTTTCATGTAGATTGGTGTCCTCATTGCAGAAAAGCTATACCCGAATGGAAAAGTTTTTCAGATGAATATGATGGTAAGGTAATTAATGATTATAAAGTAGTATGCCATGACGTAGATTGCACTGAAGATAGTAATGATCAAAATCCGATTGAAAAGGCAAAAGTACAAAATTATATTGATCAATATGGAATAGAGTCATATCCTACCTTAAAAATGTCATTAAGTGATGGAGAGATGGTTGATTTTGATGCAAAGATCAGCAAATCATCGTTGGAAAAGTTTGTAGATACGATATTAGCATAAATATAATGTGAATGTCAGAATAAATAATATACTAATAAAATATACTATTATATTATTAAGGTTATGGCTACAAAAATTGGAGAAGGTTCGTACGGATGCGTTCATAAACCTAGTTTGAGATGTAAAAATAAAAAAGTAGATTACACAAATAAAGTATCAAAAATAATGAAAAAAAAACATTCGAGAACTGAGATGCAAGAATATGCAAAAATACAAGAAGTTGATAAATCGAAACAATTTTATTTAGGAAAACCGATATTATGTGTTCCGGATGACGATGATTCTGCAAAACAGGCGATTAATATGTGCGAAAAGTTTAAATCAAATTCAATAAAAGATTATAATCTACTTATTATGAATGATGGTGGTAATAATTTAGAGGATTATGCGAACAAAATGCAATATCTTTATAATACTCCTGAAAATATTGAAAAAATAGAAAAATTCTGGATAGAAGCACAGAGAATATTATTGGGTTTAACAATTTTTAATGATAACGGTATCGTTCATCATGATTTAAAACCTCAGAATATCGTTTATAATGAAGATACGAATAGAACCAACTTTATAGATTTTGGATTAATGACTACTATGAATATAATTAAAATCGAATCCAATGTATCTAGTTATGGGTTAGGTAGATCACATTGGTCATTCCCGTTAGAAATGGAGTTTATTAATAAATATTATTATTTAACAAATGCACGATTAAGTGATTATGACAAATCACATTGTTTAACTTTTTTATCTTTAGATAATGACCATATTAAAACCTTTTTATATTATGTAACAACGAATAATAACAAATCATCAGTTTGGGATGATATACGTGTAGACTATTGTCATTTAATCAATTCTATGCGTGAAGATAACTATGATGAATTTCTGGAAAGAGTTATACGTACAATTGATGTATATGGAACCGGTATCGCATTTATGTATGTATTGAATAAAACAAGACATTTAGTCGGATCAAAGTTAGAAAAAGAATTGAGAGCATTGTTTTATAATATGGTTAATCCAAATGTGTTTGAACGTTATATGCCAAATCAAGTTTTAAATAGTTTTGAAACAATTTTATTTGAAAATGGTATTTTGACAAAATACAATAAACATTTTGAAAACCATGAACTTGTTAATGATAAACCAATAATACCAATAAATAACGTATCGAATAAACCAAATAGTATATTCAATATTATAAATAATAACATTAAAAAACAAAAGGTTAATCGTATTCTTGATACAATTGATATTACACCAATAAATAATGTATCGAATAAACCAAATATAATATGTCCTCCGGGTAAAGAATTAAATCCATTTACCCGACGTTGTGTGAATCCTTGTAAATACGGTTATATGCGAAATAATAGTTTTAAATGTGTTCGCGATAAAGGAATTAAGTTATCTAAAACTAAAACACGTAAAATAAAAACTCCTCTAAGTAAAGGTCCATTCGCTATATTTAATTTATAATATGTTTGTTGAATATTTCTACACCAAATTGTATTAATCGGTGTCGTTCTTCTGAAGAAGACGCAGCATTTAGCATTTGGTCCAATGATACAAAATTATCTAAAACTGCAATTTCATGTTTAATTTTAATATCATTTTTTTCGTAGTCTGTAGTATTATATAAATTCAGCATTTTGGTCATAATATTTTTAAAAATTATTATCAAATAATCAAAAAAATTCGATTTTTCATTAACAATTGTAGAATTATCTAGAGGATTTTGTTTAAATATACCCAATATTTCGTCTGGACTTGCCCCATTGTTTAAACATTTTTTTATTGGATAATCTAATAAAACGCCACCGTCTATATAACAATGTTCTCCATTCATTAATGGAGAAAATACAATGGGTAATGTAGATGAAGCATAGACCGCATCAATTACTCGCCATTCTGGGTGTGTTGTATGTGATATATCAACAATTTCAAATTTATTTAATTCTGTGGTATAAATATGTAAATCAATATTACTGAATGCATAAAATTCTTTCATTGTTATCGATAATGGAATATCCATTCCCAATAGCAACGGAGATAACATTTCTTCAAATAATTTAATATCAAAAATACCTTTTTTTTCAAATGCATTGATTATAGAATATAAATCGAATTTGAATACTTTATCCCAAGGGCGTTTTATAAAATAGTTATCTAATGTATCCCAATCATATTTCAAACATAAAAGAACACATATAAATGCACCAATTGATGTAGCATACATAGAATGGATGTTTTCTATATTCCATAACCCATATTTATTCGATTCTCGCAATATACCATAAAAAGTAAATCCGGTTTGACCTCCTCCAGAAATCACCAAATTCTTTATTTTTGGGCTGTTTTTATTATTTTCTTCATAAATGTTCTCCGATTCATTTTGTGTTTTGTCCATTTGTTTTATGTTTTTATTATATAATTTTTATGTATATATAATAAAATATAGTTATAATGTCATCCATATTTATTTTCGATCATGAAGAAGAATCCGGTAGTAAGATAAACATAGACGAATTATATGATAAACGTCAGCGCAGAGATTTAAAACAATTATCTATATTTAATAAAATATTAAATCGTGTTCATAAACGTGTTCAATATACAGCCCGGAGTAAACATGGTGATACATTTATTTGGTTTTTAGTTCCTGAATATATTGTTGGAGAACCTATTTATGATAAAGGTGATTGTATAGGATATTTAGTATCTCAATTAGAGAAAAATGGTTTTTTTGTAAAATATGTTCATCCAAATACTCTATTTGTATCGTGGCATACATGGGTACCATCGTATGTAAGAAATGAAATCAAAAAGAAACTGGGCGTTATTTTGGATGAAAAAGGTAATATTGTTGAAAAAAAAACTACAGAAGAAATGGATAATTCAAACCCAGATTTACATATGTTTGGAGATAGAGATAAAACTACACAGTCAAATACAATGGCAAATAGTAGTCAAAAACAATATACTCCTATTAAAAATTATAAACCAACTGGAAATTTAGTATATGGTCCAGATATTTTAGAGAAATTGGAAAAAAAGATTAGCTTCAACCTATAATAAATTATTTATATCTCAATATATTATATAATATAGCAAATCGACAAACTAAAAGAAAACTATCTAAAAAAATACAAACAAAAAAAAGAAACTATAAAAGAAAGACAAATAAAAGACAAAAACACAAAAAAGAAAAACTGTTCGCGGTGGTAATTTTAATGATAAAGAAATATCTGAGATAATACCAATATTAAAAAACAAGGGTTTCAATCCATTCGAAATTTCAACTGTAATGAGTCAGTTGCATGCAGGTTCACAAGCATTTGCTGGAGATAATTTAGTACAGCTTACTTCACAAATAGAACCATTGAATAAAGAAGAATTTATCGATTGGTTAGAGGTTGTATATCCGGATTATGTAGCTGATGTGGGAACAGATTACGACAGTAGTAATGATTACTAAAAAATCTAATATTTTATTATTGCCGATGTTTTACCGTTTCCAATATTAACGAAATTATAATTTAAATTACGTGCACTAAAAAATTCATCTGTAGCACGTCGTTGTCCATCCCAATGATAGTAATCATCGAAGATAATTACGCCACCTCTAACTACACTATCATACATTTTTTCCAATTCAAATTTACTGGATTCATACCAATCTGTATCTAATCTGAGAATAGCTATTCTATCGGGAATATTATGTCTATTTTGTAAAGTTTGCATAACATCACCAACAACGTAGTGTACTTTTGTTTGTGGATATCCGGTTGAACTTAGTCTTTCTACAACAGCATTTAGTGGACAATAACACCAGCTATTCACTTTATCACCAAGTTGTCTCTCTTCCCAAGATCGAAGAACTTCGGTATTACCCATAGAATAGATACTAGCATTTGCACAGGTATAGTCATATTCACCAGGTTTAGTTAACCCACCAAACGTATCATATAAATACAAATCTCTTAGTTGATTTCTTTTCATGAGTTCTGTAATCCAAATATCTTCAAAATTACCTGATTCAACACCGCATTCAACAATCGCTCCTTCAATATTATTATCTAATATGTAATTAATTGCATCAGCACCGTCCATTTTGTATAAATATAAATTGTGTTATTATTTATATCTATTTAATTTATCTAATGTTTTATTTTTTTTAATTTCAATGATTGTTTTCTTTTATTTATTTTATTTTTTTTGTTTTTTTTAGATTTGTATTTCCTTGTTCCACCACCTGCATTCTCTACGGTAGGTTGTTTCTCTACAGTAGGGTTCTCTACTATAAATTTTAATTTTTGTTTTATTTGTTCAAATGTATCTGGATTTGTGAAAGTTTTTTCAATTTCTTTGTTTACGGTTTCTTTAATTCGTTCATTCACATTTTTAATTAATTCTTCTTTATTGGGTATAGCATTGAATACTTCTTCTATTTTTTTTGATATTGCGTTTTTAACACTATCGCTTTCAAGATGTTTTGTAATTGTTTTATTAATATTATCAATAATCATATATTGTTTGTTTTCAACAATTTCTTGCATAGATGAGCATAACTTTTCTCCGATTTGTACAAAAATATCATCACTTTTTGCAGATATTGTAGCTGCTGATATTGCGTTAGCCGTAGGTATTTCAGCAACGGTATCTTGTGGTTTGCTTGCATCAGCTACACCAGATACAATATTTCCAGCAGCATTACTTGCTATTTTTTGCAGTTCTGGGTTTGCTGCCAGTTTTGTCAATAAAGCTGCCATATGTTATATTATATATACATATAAAAATTGATTGCGTTTATTTATATAATTTTAATTTGTTAAATAGATATAATTTAATGGACAATACAAATACTACTACATTAACAATACGTGTAAAAAAAAAGAATATACAAGGTAAAAGTTTAGAAAGCGCTCCTATTATTCAAAATGATGTAATCAAAGAAGATATAACAACACACCAAAAAAATAAAAACTTAAAACAAAAAACACAGAAAAAAAAAAAAAATTTATCTGAGGTAGATAAATCAAAATTATGGGAAGCGTTTGATGTAGATATTAATGGTATAGTTGAATCCAGTTCCAAAATGGAATGTTTATATGAAAAATCAGTAAATCAAATAAAAGAATCAGGTATGTGTGGATTTTGTGATGGAATATTAATTATATCAGAAGAAGGGTTTCCGATTTGTTCCAATAATTCATGTGGTATTATTTATAAGAATACATTAGACTATTCACCTGAATGGAGATTTTATGGTGCTGATGATAAAAATACAAACGATCCTACAAGATGTGGTAATCCGATCAATCCTCTTTTAGTTGAATCGTCATTTGGATGTAAGGTATTATGTTCAACTAAATCAAGTTATGAAATGCGCAAGATTCGTAAATGGACGGAATGGCAATCGATGCCGCATAAAGAAAAATCATTATATGACGAATTTCAATTTATAACTATTATGGCACAAAATGCAGGAATACCTAAAATATTTATAGATGATGCAATGGTGATACATAAAGATATATCAGAACAGAAAATGTTTAGGGGAATGAATCGTGATGGAATTAAATCAGCTTCTATTTATATTTCTTGTAGGCTAAATGGTTGTCCAAGAACTGCACACGAAATCGCTGAAATATTCAAATTAGACAAAACAAGTGCTACAAATGGTTGTTCTATGGCTGTTAATATTTTACATAATATAGAGCGTAATTTTGAACCATCGCGTCAGACAGAACTATGTTCTACTAAACCATCTGCATTTATAGACAGATATTGTAGTAAATTAAATATGAATAATGAGCTTACAATGCTTTCTAAATTCATCGCAAAAAAAGTAGAGGATAATAATATTATTAATGATAATACACCACATTCTATTGCTGCAGGAATTGTATATTTTATAGCACAAAATTGTAATATGAATATAACTAAATTGGATATTAAAGTAATTTGTGGCGTAAGTGAAGTTACAATAAATAAATGCTTTAAAAAATTAGAAAATATAAAAAATAACTTAATACCTTCATGTATTTTGGAAAAATATATATAATTTTTGATATTTGTTATTTAGGGCAATTATATATATGTTTTTTTATTTATTATATATATAATGTCTGACGAAAATCAGAATATGGACGTTTTAACTGAGAATGATATAAATATTGTTGTTGAAGAAGTCGTTCCAGAACCAGAACCAGTACCAGTTGTCGAGGAAGCTGCACCAGTTGTTGAAGAAGTCGTTCCAGAACCAGAACCAGAACCAGTTGTCGAGGAAGCTGCTCCAGAACCAGAACCAGAACCAGTTGTTGAAGAAGTCGTTCCAGAACCAGAACCAGAACCAGTTGTTGAAGAAGTCGTTCCAGAACCAGAACCAGAACCAGTTGTTGAAGAAGTCGTTCCAG